AGTCCGAGGGTGAGAAGTTCAGTCACACTTATCCTGAGCGAATGTGGCCCAAGCACGCTGAAATGCCACCCCCAGAAGTTGGGTCTGGTTTTTTGCCGACCCAGCATGGGATTCGATTTGACTATGGCGATCTTCAGGATGTGGTAAATCAGCTCGCAGCAACTCCGATGACTCGTCAGGCCTACCTCCCGATCTGGTTTCCAGAGGACACTGGAGTTGTTCATGGTAAGCGGGTTCCCTGCACACTCGGGTATCACTTCATCATCACCCCGAGCGGATATCTCGACATCTCATACTTCATGCGATCAACTGACCTGCTAAGGCACTTCCAGGATGACGTCTACATGGCAATGCGACTTGCCCAATGGGTTGTCGAGCGCATCCAGCAGGTGTGGGATGGTCGAGATTCTGGGTCCCCTATCGCTGAGCTCAAGGTTGGCAAGCTGATCTTCCACACTGCCAACATGCATATCTTCGAGGGCGACAACGCGTTGATCGATTTCTGGAAGACTCAAGATCGGTTGTGGTACTAATGGAGCGAATTAGTCGATCAGATATGCTGATGGAGATGGCCTTTACTGCCGCCAAGAGGGGCACATGCAGTAGATTACAGGTCGGGGCAATCATCAGTAAGGATGGTCGAGTTATCTCAACAGGTTACAATGGTGTACCTGCTGGATTGCCCCATTGTGTTCACAACCACCTCATGCTCGAGAGTGCTGAGATGGGTTGTACTCAGGCTGAACATGCTGAGCGAAACGCCATTTACTATGCGGCTCGGTATGGAACTGCGCTCGAGGGGTCAGTCATCCATACTACCCATGCTCCCTGCGAAAACTGCGCGAGAGCCATTATCAACGCTGGTATTCGACAGGTGACCTACACCATTCCCTATCGCAAGACAGAAGGAATTGACCTTCTCAGGCAGGCGGGGATTGATGTCATCGAAGTGTCAATACATAAGTGATATGATGGATACATGCCGGTAATCGTTCAATGGTGCCCATACTGCAATGAGCACGAGGTCCAGTCATTCGCCAAGGGTGCGCTCGACGCTCGTATCGCGGTAGTCACCAATCGTAAGAACTCAGGCAAGTTCCAGCAGGCCCTTGAACTTGAACTGACCCAAATGGGCCTGGATGTCAATTCCCTGTATTTCACTCCGGTAATCAAGTGTAGTGACTTTGAAACAACTCTCACAAACAAGCAACTAAAGGAACATGCGGCAACGCATTTGATTCCCGAGCTTGAGTTACTACCCAATCTCGAACTTGTACTTGCTCTCGGTAATGAGGTACTACTTGCCACCACTGGTAAGTCGGGCATTACTAAGTATCGGGCTAAGCCGTTCGATGGACCAAAGGGTTCAACGGTTATCGCCACCATTTCACCGTCAGCTGTCAATCGTAACCCAGGCCAGAAACCGGGTTACCTTGGTGATCTTCGGTTGTTTGCGAATCGAGCCAAGGGGCAGACATCAGGTATCCCTAAGCCATCATACCTGACAGTCGATACCAAAGAGGCATTTCAGAAGATGCTTCGTATCCTCGACATGACTGATGAAATCTACATCGACATCGAGACCAAGGGAGGTGAGTATTACGAGGCTGAAAAGGGATCAAAGATGATCTCTCTTGCAGCTACCTGCGTAATCGTCACTCCTCTCGGGGTAAAGAAGCGAACGGTATTCGCTCTACCCCTTGGCCATGTTCAGTCACCATGGCGCAATCAATGGCAACACATCCTCGAAATCTTCGGTCGCCATTGCAAGAACATTCGTAAGACTGTTGCCCACAATGGATCATTCGATCTAAAGTGGCTCATCACCTATGGTGTCCATCTGACTCTAACCTTTGATACAATGCTAGCCATTGCCCTGCTAAACGAGAATGTTCAAAAGGGCCTCAAGCCTCAGGCAATCGCTCGGCTTGGTGTGGAGCCATGGGGTATCGACACTGGCGACCTGGATAAATACCCAATCAGTGAAGTGCTAGAGTACAACGTTCTTGATACTTGGTACATGTACTTCATCAAGCAACAGTTGGTCGAAGAGCTAAAGAAGCAACCTCGTCTTGCTCGGATCATGGCTAAGCTTTGGATGCCCGCTCAGAATGAATTGCTCCCATGCGAGATTCGTGGAGCCTGGCTCGATGTTGATCGACTCAAGGAACGCAAGCCAATTGCTCAGCAGAACCTGCTCGACATCGAACAACGAATTCGAGACGCGGCTGAATTGCCCGACCCCAGTGATCCTGACTGGCCTGCAACGATCAAACATCTGAAGTCTGGTGACAAGCGTATTCCCTGGACTGAGAATTTCAATGCCTCGATGTTCGCTCGATGGATGCTGTTCGACTGGTGCGGTCTTCCAGTTGAAGAGCGGGGTAAGGATAAGGAAGATGGTCGACCTGGCGATCCAAGTATGCGTGAGGGGTTGCTTGAAGCACTAAAGGGCAAGCATCCAGTTGTTGAACCCATGCTTGAAAGGGTTACAGCTAACAAGCACCTAACCTCGTTCTTCAATCCCTATGAGGAGTTGTACGATGAAGATCATCGTATCCACACAACATTCAAGCTGGCGGGCACAGTTACTGGCAGACTATCATCCGGGAAGTCCGACCAAGATAAAATCAGTGGTACTCGAGGTAAGATGCGCGGTGTCAACCTGCAGCAAGTACCTCGAGACCCTTTCATTCGAGGCCTGTTTGGAGCACCTCCGGGTTGGACATTCGTTGAAAGTGACTACAGCCAAATCGAACTTAGGATCGCTGCCTACCTAGCCAACGAAACAACGATGAAGCACCTGTACTCGATTGGCGAGGACATTCACCTTCAGACTGCTATGCGAGTTACCGGGTTGCCTGCTAGTCAGGTTACCAAGGAGATTCGCAAGAAGGTTGGTAAGCCGGTTAACTTCGGTTTTCTCTATGGAATGGGCCCAGCAAAGTTCATCGTCACTGCATTTGAGAACTATGGTTCTACCTTCAGCATTGAAGAGGCCCAGGCTGCTCGCAAGGCCTACTTCGACTTGTATCCCAAATTGCTTCCCTGGCACGCCAAAATGCGTCGCCTCGTCAACGAATATGGGCGCGTCGAAAGTCCTCTGGGACGCGTCCGGCACCTCCCTGACATCTACTCACCTGATAAGGGGGTGCGCATGGAAGCCGAACGGCAGGCGATCAATAGCCCCGTTCAAGGATTCGCTTCTGACCTCGCACTATTGTCGATGATCGTTATCAACCAGCGATTCCGCGAACAGAACATCAAGGGTTACTGCATCGGTCTGGTACATGACGCTCTCAACTATGAGATTCGTGACGACTACCTGAGTCGGGCTCTCCCGATTATCAAGGATACAATGGAAGACATGGATATTGTCTACAGGAAGTTCGGTACTGTAGTTGACATCCCGATCATTGCCGACCTCGCCGTGGGTCAACACTGGGGTGACAAGGTCGAGCTTACAGAGGATCAGGTCTACGACTTCAAACTCGAGTATAAGGGAGCTTAGGGCAGAGCCTAAGAGGTTGATAAAATGATTACAAGGCAGCAAAACTGGTGGCTGCAGACTTGGTACTGCGAAGTCTGTAGGGTCACAATCAGGAAGCATCACCGCTCTCGCCATCTTCAAGGTAAGGGTCACCTCGCTCGAAGTATGAGTGAAGGTCCACTTCTTGCTAGTGACCTCGCATTCGCCTCCTTTCTTGCTACCTTCGATGCTCGGCGATTTGCCGGACTGGAATTGATTATCTATAGGCAACAGAAGGAGTTGATCTACAATGGCCAATCGCAACCGGTGTAACAAGACAGGCAAGATTATCTTCAGCACTGAACTCGATGCCAAAATCGCACTCGCCAGGCGGGTGTGGAAAGATAAAGGCGAACAGCGATACTACCGCTGCCCAGTCTCAAGTCACTTCCATCTAACATCTGAGCCGGCTCGAAAGGAGGCAGCATGACCATTTACCTTTACATGGGTCGGCGATTCAATACGTCAGGTCGACTTCTGCACTTCTACCACAATCCTGAAACTCAAGGGGCCATGGGAATGAGGGGACCCCTTGTACCGGCAGCCAAGATCGGGGCTCAGATCGACATTACCTTTGAGGGAGAATCTTTCTTCACTAAGGGAACTAAGGCTCCCAAGATCGTGGGTTACATGGAAGATGAACTTCTGCGATCGGACTGGGAAGCTAAGAGTATCGCTGATGTGAACATCTATAATCTTCGCCAGCGAGAGAAGAAGATGAATCGTGAGAATCCCACACCTATGGAGCGAGCCATTCGTACCATTCAAATCTCGCTGATCGACTTGCCTCGAGCTGAGAAGCAAGCTGTAGTGGCATACATTCTCGGTCAACTACTATAGCCGGGAAATGAGTCATTGACTCGCAAATCCGTCATTGGTAGGATAGGGTAACTATTCTTTTCAACTAGGAGTTATCCTTGCCCGCCACAAATATCGGCATGCCGTTGTCGTCATCTCAAGGGTTGTATTGGGACCCATCGGCAAATGGTGGTGAAGGTGCACGCATCTCCACTCACTCGATGCTCAAGACGTTCCGCAGATGTCCCAAGCAAGCGGAGTTCAAATACGTCCATCGACTCAAGCCTAAGAGACTCGGTTCACCGCTGAAGCGAGGTACTTGGGTTCACGCTCTCCTCGAAGCCTATCACAAGGGCGAAGACTGGAAAGCTGTTCACGCCAAGTACAGTGCCCAGTTCGCCAAGCTCTTCGATGAAGAGAAGGATTACTATGGTGACATGCCGACTGAGATTTATACAATCATGCAGTCGTACATGTGGCACTACAAAAATGATCCTTGGGAATGGATCGACGCCGAGTTCCAGCTCGAGGCCAAGCTACCCGATGGTACTATCTATCGAGGTAAAGTCGATGCCTTGATCCGCAATCAATTCGGTCTATGGCTGGTCGATAACAAAACCCACAAGACTCTGCCCGACCACAGCTTCCGCCTTCTCGATTCACAGTCTGCCCTATATCTATGGGCCGCATGGGAGAATGGCCTCGACGTCCAGGGATTCATCTGGAACTACATTCGATGGAAGGCCCCAGCAGTTCCTGAGCTCGTCGATCGTAACCGTCGGATCACTGATCGGGCTTCGATCGACACTGACTATCCGACTATGTATCGAACGCTGAAACGATACAAGGAGGAACATCCTGACACCTTTGTGATTCGTGACAAGGACCGGGACCGTCTTCGGATGCTGCAGGCTCAGCGGTATGAGTTCGGTAAGCCTCAGACTTCAGAATTCTTCCGCCGCGACGTGCTTGAGAAGGATGTCGATTTCGTCGAGCGGGTAGTTCAGGGCAACTACACGACTTCGCTGAGGATGCATGACTATGACTTCAGCAACCCCGATTACGTCGAGCGAGTGACAGAGCGAGGCTGCAGTTTCTCATGCAGTTATCTCGACCTTTGCACCGCAGAACTAATGGGGGCTAACACCAGAAACCTCATTCGCAATAACTACACAGTCGGTGACCCTAACGATTACTACAACGATAAGGCCGGCGACTTCGACAAGGAAGAGAAGTAATGGCTGCTAAGGACTATGAAGCGATTGCCCGCGCGAGGATCACCAAACCCTCTTCAATCAAGAAGTGGCCGCGGATCATGATCGTGGCTCGCAACAAGAAAGGCAAATCCACATTCTGCCTCACTGCAGGTGTGGACAAGATCCTCATCCTCGATCCCGAACATGGTACAGATGAGATGAAGAAGTCAGATCCTAGTGTCTGGCATATCGAGAAGTGGGAGGACCTCGATGACGTTTTGAACTATCTTCGATTCTCCACACATCCGTATCAATGGGTTGCGGTCGATGGTCTCACCAAGCTGAGCAACATGGCGCTGAAGTACGTTATGAAGCTTCAGGAAGAGAAGTCGCTCGATCGCATTCCTGGCATGGTGCAGCAGCGAGACTATGGTAAGGCCGGCGAGCTGATGAAGGACATGCTCACGCGGTTCCATAACCTGCAGATGGGGGTTATCTTCACTTCGCAGGAGAGGCAGGACGAGGCGTTCGATTCTGAGGAAGACTCGGATGTTGAAACGCCTGCTTCGATGTACATTGCTGATCTGCCTAAGGGTGTTCGAGGCTACGTCAACTCCATCGTCGATGTGATTGGTCGACTCTACATTGTCAAGGAGGATGGCAAAACTGAGCGCCGCCTCTGGATTGGTGAGTCGCTGAAGTATGACACCGGCTATCGATCCGACTTCACCCTGCCCGACTACATCCGAAGCCCAACAGTGCCCAAGCTTGTGAGGCTGATGCGCACTGGATCAGATAAGCCGCCTGCCAACCGTGCAGTTGCGACCAAGAAGTAAGAATGGAGACCTTGGAATAGTAACTCCCCATTGATAAACTAGGTATTACCAGCTCACAAGCAAAGGAAACCAATGGCAACCTCAAGAAATATCGACTTTTCCAACGTCAAGGATGGCGGCGGAAACTTCACCAAGAAGCGGGTCAAGGAGGGGGACTACCTCGCCAAGATCACCAAGGTCGACGATGCGGAGTCGAAGGAGGACAAGGTGCCCATGTACCTGTTCACCATCGTTCTTCAGAACAAGGCGAACGCATCGTACCCCTACTACTGCAAGCTCGCCGAGAACCAGCTCTGGAAGCTCCGCAACCTGTTCATCGCCGGCGGCAAGACCGTCCCGAAGTCCAAGGTCAAGGTCGATCCCAACCAGCTGGTCGGTAAGCTCATCGGGGTGACCATGGAGGACAGCGAATACGAGAAGGATGGTAAGACGATCGAGCAGTCCGAGGTCGCAGCTGTCTTCCCGGCCGCTGAGCTCGATGGCTCGGGCGACGACGACTCTGACGGTGCGGTCGAAGACGATGACGAAGACGAGGATGACTCGCTCGACGACATCGAAGACACCGACGCCGAGGAGGAGATCGAGGAGGAGCCGGAGCCGGTGCTCGATCGTACCGAACTCAAGGCAGCGATCAAGGCACTCGACCCCACCGCCGTCTTCAAGAAGTCCGAGAGCGACGGCGACCTGCTCGATCGTCTCACCGACCTGCAGGCGGACAACGCCACGGTCGATGACGAAGAGGAGGAAGATGACGAAGATGAGGTCATCGAGGTCGCTCCTGCCAAGAAGGCCCCCGCCCGCAAGACGGCAGCCAAGAAGCCGGCTGCTGACATCGACGATGACGAGCTCGAAGGGCTCGATGTCGACGATCTCTAGGATAACGCGCCTGTCCTAGATACACCAACCGCCCTGACTCTCCCCCCGAGTTGGGGCGGTTCGGTGTTTGAAACGGTTGACCAATCATAGTGTGGATTGGTAGCATTCGATTATCATCCACACCCCAAGAAAGGAGGGGAACATGAGTCAGCCAGAATCCCGACTACAGCGCAAGATTCAGGATGCCCTGAAGCTTGAGGGTTACTTTGTCTTCAAGGTGCACGGCTCGGAGTATATGATGGCGGGTCTGCCCGACCTGATCGTCTGCGCCCGAGGCCTGTTCATTGGCTTGGAAGTCAAGCTCCCCTCGACTCGAGGCGATGTTTCTCCGCGACAGTCAGTTGTACACAGTCAGATCAACAATGCTGGCGGCATCGCTCGTGTAGTGTGCTCGCCGCAGGAGGCCCTTGACGTAGTCAGTGGGGCGCTTGCCGCGGTCGTATAACGTGAGCCTCCTTATGAATCCCTCAGAAACCGATCAAGCGCGCTTGCAGTGGCGCCGCGCATTGCCTGAGCAAGTTGTCAGGTCGCTTGCTGCGGATTACTTGCGCGGTAAACGGGATCCGGAATTCATAGATGCTTATGCAGAGTACAAAGCGAGATACGAGCTAACTGACAATCAAGCCGCTGCGGTATCGCCAAATTCCTCCAGGTCCAGGCGGCGACGCAATCGACGCAATAGCCAATAGGGGCAATCAGTCGATCGCAATATGCGGGGCGATTAGGGAGCAACCTGATGCGCTTACAATTGATCCTCGCAATCATGCAATGATGCACGCATGACCGCCTCGAAGAAATCCCAGCCCAAGAACGCCGCCCTCAAAACGACGCTCAAGAAGAAGCAGATGTCGGAGAACATGTCCGACAAGATCGCCAAGACGACAAAGCACGCCGGTGCTGGTCGCAAGAAGAAGTAGCTACACAGCAACCGACCCCCACGTCCGGATCAGGGAACAGAGTGGGGGCCAGTTGGTGTGTGGGAGGATTTACTCCTCGTCGAGCTCGTCGTCCAGCTCGAGGTCAGCGTCATCGACCTCGTCATCGAGCTCATCGTCTTCGAGCTCCTCGATCGACTCGACCTCTTCGATGTTCTCGATCGTCTGCGACGACCCCTTCGGGCCGCGCTTCGAACCGCGAGCAGCGTGCGCCGAGCGCCAGGTCTCGAACTCCTTCTTGATCTGAGGGATGTCCGACTTCAGGAACTCATAGCGACCCCCCGAGCCGACCGCCTCCGTCGTGCTGGCGCTGGAGCGGAAGAACTGCCGAAGCGTCTTGGCCTCGGTGCCGAGGATTGTTGCGACCTGCTTTGCAGCATAGGTCTCCTCGCCGGCCGCAGCGTTGATCTTGGCCCGCTCGCTCTGCTTCTTGGTCGCGGCTGTCTTCGCCTTGACCTTCGGCGCGACTGACTTCTCGGTGATGACCTCGTCCTCCTCCTCGTCGTCGAGGTCGGCTTCGTCGAGCTCTTCGTCATCCAGCTCTTCGTCGTCGTCCACCACCTCCGAGTCGTCGTCCTCCTCTTCGGGCTCCGGCTCAGGGGCCGGCTTCGCCTTCTTGGAGGTCATGGCTGCCTGCGCGTCGAGAATGTCCTCGACCACCTGCCGCTTCGTCGGGTTCTCACCGTAGGTGATGCCGAAGGGATCGCGGGCCAGCTGGATCAGCTGAGCACCGGGGATCTTCTTGAGGTCCTCTTCGGTGTACTTCTTCGTTTGCGCCATATCAAATTGCTCCTTGTTCGTCGGCCCCATTGGCGGGGCGCTCAATCAACTTATAGCCTGCTGCATCACAAGTCAAGGTTCCCCGTCAAATTGCTTTTACCTGAGCACTCCGTGTAATAGGTAATAGCATTGAGGGGTTCGAGGCAATGCCAGCAACCCAACAGGCCCTCCTCTCGAGCTATCTCATCCGCACCCTCTCGAGTGTAGGTGTGGAGGATTTCATCGTTATCGGGGTCTACCTCGACCTCAATAGGGACATAGGTCATCATGACCCACATGTGATCTGTCATTAGTAGTACACCTTCGGACGGTTGGAATCCCAGCTTTGAGCCTTCTCAGGCTGCCTTAGATTGACGATTGATTCAGAAGCGCCGCAGATGATGCAGCGAATTGCCGGTATAGGTTCGATGATGAACCCCCCCACCGACCTCTTTGCCGGCAGGGCCATCCTGAAGATTGAAGGTCGTCGACAGTATGGGCACCAGTTGTGGTCAGCCATGTCATAGGTTAGCTGAGGCGTCCACACCCTCGATTTCATCAGTGGCATGACCTTGTTGCCAACTTTGACCGTTTTGCCTTTGACCCGAAATGTTCTGATCGGGGGCATGAAGTCTAGTGATGGGCAGTTGATCGCCGCATTACTTATATGCGGGCGCATTCGCTTGAAACCCTCGAATGCTTCTTGGTAGGTACCAAAACGCTTCGATCGCCACACCGTCTCACCCTGTTTGAGGACAAGTAACTTCCAAGGCAGGCGCTCCGGGCCATAGTGAGAAGGGAGCGCAGGTGCTTTGAGGAAGTAGGCGCGGTATGTCGGGTCTCTGAGCAATTCATTCATAGAGATGAGCTCGAGGGACATCCTCATCCTTTCGTCAATTGAGCTTACCTAGCAATGCTATAGGCATCGTGATTGCGAGTCAACCTCAGGGAAGAAAAAGGTATTTGAGTATTGCGTTCTCTAACTGCACAGCCTATAGTAGGTAATACGCAATACGCAATGCCCAAGACGCAACAGCCACGGAGGAAAATGATGGCCGCTGATCCGGAAAAGCTGAAGCGATTCTCACTTCTCAACCCCACTGCTAGGGCTCACGTTCAAGATCCTGATTTCTTGCTCTGGCTTCAGGGGGCCGACGAGGGTCGTAAAGATATGAAGCAGGAGGTTCTGACCCTGCTACAGAATCGATTCATGGATCCCAAGATCGACCAAACTTCGCCGGAAGGTCAGGCAATTCTCAAGATTGCCCGAACTCTCGCTGAAGAGCTGAAAACAAAGTAATGCCAGCAACAGCCAAGGTCATCGACTTTGCTGAGCCAAACAAAGCCCTCGTCAGATTCCCCACTGAAGAGGAGCAAGCCCGGGGGATCGTCGAAGTACCTAGGAAACAAAGGATCAGGGAGTACATTGAACAGGGCGGAAGCAGAGAAGGCACTGAACCTCATCAGCAAGGCATGGGGTCGTAAGCAATCGGGATATGCCTTCCTTCCATGGATCGATCGTAAGAAGCAGCGCCTGAGTGGTAAACGCCGCGTTGGCTTCGAAGAGGGCCCGGCATTTGTCTGGCCTCGTGATCGTGAGAAGATGGTTAACCACATTCTCAAGCATGTCAACAATGAGCCTGAGCATGACATGTACTGGTCGGTCAACCTCTTCGAGTTGCCCATTCGCCGCGAGGATACCGCCATGACTGAGCATGCGCTCTTCGCGGACCTTGACAAGGTCGATCCATCAACTCTCGATGACTACCCACCCAGTATTGCGTGGGAAACATCACCGGGAAGCTATCAGGCGCTCTGGCTTGCTCAAAAGGGTGACTTCCTCGGTTCATCATGGCCGGGTAATGAAAACCAGAAGATGACCTATTTCACCGGCGCGGATGCTGGTGGATGGTTCACAACAAAACTTCTGCGGGTTCCTCTGACGCCCAATCACAAGCCTGCGTATCGAAACGAGGATGGCACTTACCCTCAGGGTAAGATTCTCTGGTCTGATGGGCCCCGATACCTACCTGGCGACTTCAGTGAACTGCCTGAGGTAACAGGTACTGTATCTGAGGAACTGAATGATGCTCTCATCTCGGATATCGACAACGTCGATCGACTTGCGACCATTGCACGAATCCGACTCAAACTCAATCATCGAGCGAGGGAGTTGCTCAACGCCAAGGAAGCCTCAGGCGACAAGTCTGACCAACTTTGGTATCTCATTCGCTGCCTTGCGGATGTAGGGCTTTCCACCGCTGAGATTGTCGCAGTCGTCCGTGAAACAGTGTGGAATAAGTTCCATGATCGCGGCGATGAGATGCGCCGACTCATCATTGAGGCATCTAAGGCAATTGCTAAGCGATCTGATGAGACAATCGAGAAACTGGAAGCAGAGGATTCAGATGAGCCAGAGCGTCAAGCTCCTCAGAGGTTTGGTTTTCTCCTCAAGAATATCAAGAGACCGAAGTACCTCGTTCAAAATATTCTCACTGAGGGTGCATGTGGCTTTATTGCGGGCGAACCCAAGAGTTATAAGTCCTGGGTTGCTCTGGATCTTGCCCTTTCAGTCGCTACCGGAGCTGACTTCCTTGGACACTTTAGGGTACAAAATCCTGGTCCAGTACTCTACATCCAAGAAGAAGATCCTGCGACCACGCTCAAGAATCGCTCCGCTAAGATTTGGGTGAACAAGAGTACCGACAAGTTCGAACTTATCCACACCCCTGACGAGGCCGGACTCTATTGGTTGCCTCCTAAGCAAGACGCAATGTTCGACCCTGAGATAAACGCACTCATCCAAGCAGGGGTGATTCTCTCGAATGAAGCATGGCAGTTGTATCTCGACGATCTGTTAGCTCAGGGGATGGATGGCGAACCCTACCGCCTCATGATCGTCGACACACTGATGATGACTGCTGGTGAGGTCGATGAGAACCGCTCTCAAGAGATGACCACCAAGATCTTCAAGCCATTGAAGACACTATCGAGGAAGCACAATGTCGCAATTATTGTTGTCCATCACATGGGCAAGTCCGAAAAGTCTCGACCAGGTCAGCGAATGCTTGGAGCAGTTGCGAACCATGCATGGGCTGAAGATTCCATCTACCTTAGTCGTTCTGGGCTCAAGGATATACGAGTTGACCTCGAGTCCAAGACGGTCCCAGCTGCGACCTACCGACTTAGTGATGTCCACAATCTCTGGTGGACTCCTTCGATCAGCCCATGGCGAGACGACTCTGAAGAGTCCTCAGTCGAATATGTCAATACAGGTCAACAACCCCGTCGTAAGCGATCCTCGGGGTCAAATACAAGACCAAATCCAGCTTTGGAAGCACTCCAGCAATCTCCAACAGGACTCTCGACTTCTCAGCTGGCTGAATCGCTAAGTGTTAACCGCGCTACGATCCATAAGCAGATGACTCGACTGCTCGATCAAGGTAAGGTGGATCGAGAGATCCTCGAAAATGGTTCCAATTTGTGGCGCGTAAAGTCTCGATAACGCCCATCGACCAATTTATCGCGCAATGCGTATAGGCGATTTTAGAGATAACCTGAATTGCTAGAAATCATGACTCATTCGCGCAATCATCACGCAACGAAAGGAAAAGCAAATGGCAGAGAACATGATTCCGGAGGGAATCTTGAACGAGCGAAGGGATCGACTTAGGGTCCTCGCAGATGAAGGTGAAGCCGAGGCAAAACGACTTCAAGGATTGCATGGCGGTCAGCCCTTGACACAGGATGAACTGATTGCTAAGATTGAGCATCAGTCTGAAGCGGCAGCTTACCGCGAAGCTTACTACATCATGGGAGTCGGAATGCCTCAACCCACCGCAATCTATCCGGTTTGGTTCACCCAGGAACAAGCCCAAGTTCTCATTGGCTGGTTCGAGAACTATGAGCCCGATTTCATGAGCACTGTTGAAGAAGAGAACAAGAATTTCAACACGTTGAAGGCCATTGTAACCAAGCTCAAGGGTGCAGCGGGTAGCAAGGGCACTGAGGATGTTGTTTATCAGGCTTCCCGCAAGGCCCTTGATCGATGACAAGGCGCTTGCCGACCTGATCCGTCCACACCTGCCTGGTGAGACTCACTGGTGTATGGCCTGCAAGCGAAACATCATAGACCCGGCTCAACACATCATCGACATACTGAAGGAGTACTGCAATGCCTGAGAATCACACTCCTATGTGGGAGTACCCGACAGACCCGCCCAAGTGTGCAAACTGCGGGGAACACATCACCTGGGTGCCTGCGAGCGAGGAGCACCTTGGTCGTTGGGAGCATTCTGAAGAACCCGGCGATCACATCCCCGACCTCAACATCGTAAACCCTGATGAAGAGTTGGACACCCATGAGAACTGAGAAAGAAGTTCGAGACTGGCTTGATGACCTCGACACCTATGTGGTGGCTAGCCCTGAGCAGGGTGTGGGAATTCAAGCCACTAAGGGGGTACTTCGCTGGGTTCTGGGGGAGGATGTCGAAGGCGCAGGTCTTGGTAAGTCTTCCTTTGTTGTCATATATCTTGACGGGGCTAGATATGACATGATGATGCCTTTTGATAAGGATCTTAAGGACCTCGATGAAGAACAGATACTCATCATAGGTGGAGTATTTGCCAATGCACTCATCCAGCTGCTGAAACAGAAAAAGGCTGAAGATGTCGACCCCACTTGAGAAGCTCGACGATGCGGTACATGAGTACCTGGAAAGCCTTGATCTGCAGGAGGGCACCTTTGTAAGGGCTTGGGCTGTAGGTATCGAGACTGGTCGAATCCAGACTGAGATGCCCGAAGCTCTACCCCTGGCGGATGGGATGCAATACGCGTTCGGCCCTCAGACCTCGATCGTTCAAGTTTCCGGTCTCGCCAAGTTCCTACAAACCCTGGCTGAGAATCGCATGTACTACGCGCTCAATCACTCGGATGAAACTGATGACTGACTCTGCGAACGTACCCATTGACCGTCGGGCAGACTTCGAGCGTCGCCTGAGGGAATTGCCCGCGGGTGTATTGACGGACATGTACATGCATCTCCTCGATGAACTGGCCAAGCCGCCCAATGGCTGGCAAACCTTCGGCTCGAACCTGGACTGGAAAGGTGACCTTGAGTTCTGGGGCTTGAGCGAGGACGGCCTCCCCATCTGGGAACGAAGACTGCCTGAGTCTGGGAAGATCAACTGTGCTAGGTGTGGAAGGGACTTTGACACTCACTTCGCCTTCGAGTCCCACAAGAAGTTCCTCCTGGAACGCATAGGTCAATGGACATGTGGTGACTAATGGATCTTAGCATTATTGACCTCATGTTGTACCCGAATGAGACAGGCGAGATTCTCTTTGTCTATCACAAGGGTAATCATGGCCACTCAACTACGGAGTGCATCATCTGCGGGCGACGCGGGCCAGGTTTTGCGGGTACAGCCGAGCAAATCCGAAAGCAGGTGTGGAGCCGTAATTGGCAACGACTCTGCTCGGATCATGAACACACTCACGAATGTGCTTGCGGCAAGTTCTTTCCGGGGTTGCACTCATTGGCTTCACATGTCGCTCAGTGTCGACGACACAATATAGAAGGTCATGGCATGATGAGTAAGGTGGGCTGGTGAAGAATCGACGAGTGATGACCTCTCGACTATGTCAGCGTGAGGATGATGGAACCTATTGGACTCTCCTAGTAGGGTTCATGAATGGCCTTTGTTATATGCAGATCACTGCAAGGATTGAGACGCGACATGTTTAGAGTCCTGATCACAGGCAGTCGGGATTGGGCCGACTATGCACTGATCGAGCACAAATTACAGAAGCTCTCAGAGATGCTTGAGGAGCGACCTGCGACGCTTGTGAGTGGTGCATGCCCAACTGGCGCTGATCGTATGGCGGAGGCCGCATGGAGCCGATTGTTCGGGCCATGGGTGGCAACACCTCAGCGACTCTTAGAACGTCACCCTGCTGACTGGCGTACCAACGGTAAAAGTGCCGGCTTCATTCGGAACAAAGAGATGGTCGACCTCGGGGCCAATCTCTGTATGGCATTTTCAAGGAATGAGTCACGCGGGACTGCACACACGATCCAGCTGGCTCAGGCTGCAGGCATCAAGACTCTGATTTATAGGTCACATTGACAGGGGCAGCCGGAAATGATAGCCTCTAGGTATGCTTAGGGCTGGCTTTAGTGCCTTTACGGGCATGCGCGTTCGCACGCGTCGCATGACATCAAAGATGTCAATGCGTAACGCAATGACGAAATACTAAAGAGGCAATGCTACTGTCAAGTCATAGCTGTTGCGTAAACCAAGGAGAAAGTTAGGACTCGAATGTTTGACTGGTGCTGGATAGTTGGACACAAGTGGATCACTGATCGCCCTGACTCAATAGGGATGTATTATTGCGGCCGGAAGTGCTGCCGAGGGATAGGGTTTCTGTATGGGCCTTACCCGAAGTCCAAGTGAGTACATTGCATTGCTCGGACAGGCCCTTTCAGGCCTGCCTCACAACACAACACACTACTCGGGAGAGCAGGAGAAAGGCTGATCATGTTATGGGTGGATGAGAGAACTAAGAAACTTATCGAGGAGTTTAGGTCTTATAAGTGGCCGGAGGACAACCCAGGGGCTGAACCTAGGGCTCAACGGAGGGCTTTACGGATGGCTAGGGAGATGGCTACAAGGAGCACTAACATGATCGCACGCTTGAAACTCGAACTGAAACTCTTGATGGTTTATCCTCGAGAAGTTGGGGTGTTCCTGAAGCGATTCCCTCGAGAAGCGATTCGAGAGGTTGGTGGAAGATGGCGAGTGAACTCATGGGCATTCTTCGCGAGGATTCGAGCTCGACGAATGGATCTTCGTCATGACTATAAAGTCCAGGTTCGGGCTCGTGAATTGAAGTCCGAGTGAAATCTAAGTTTGCGCTTATGTCAGGAAAGGGAACTCCAAGTGAATGCCGGATACTACGTTCGGGGACTCGAACAAATTCACTCTCCAAGAGCGATTCACTTCAGCACTTGAACATGGGAGTTTAAACCCGTTCGAGTTTCTTCTCAATTATTTTGGTCGCACTTCGTCAGCGGGCAAGATTATTCTCCAAACGGGATGCCGGATCGTGAGTTGACTCGGACTTTTTCGCGTCGTGACTCATCCCGCGCCTATATACATCTAGCAGGAGTGGGCACTCCGGATTTATTATCAACATGTTGATAACTAGCCCTACAGTTATGCACATGTTGATAACCCTGTGAATAACTCTGGTGTCAAAACGGGGCGTATCGCCCTCAGGATCGCTCCTAAGGAGTCATTTGGAAGGGCGGTATGCCAGCATACGGGGCAAACCCCTGCCCCCTTAGGAGGCCATACATACTTCCCGAAGCGTTTTGTCTCAACCAATCGAAAGTATGTGTCGTCGTTTGAGGGGGTTGAAAACCCGAGAGGAATGCTAGCATACCGCTCTCGACCAAACGCTCCCATACACACCACTGAGCGCCCCCATGAGGAGCGCCCAGCAGGATTCAGTTCATCATGGAACTCTTGAGGAACATTCGGGTTATTGCGATTGCCTGAGGCAACTCGTGAGGCATAAACATGCCATCCTCAGCGAAGTCCTCAATCGTTCCGGGATCGAGATTCTCGATCTCCTCAATGGAATGCCCATCCTCGATGGAATCGATGATGAAGGCGATGGCGTTTTGGAGTGTGTCGTTCGTCATAAGGCAAATCTATATATACGAGGGCACGATGTCAAGGCATTTTTCATAACGATCGGGGGCAACATTGTTATGCAAATCGCCTTGACTTCTTTGTACCACGTATGGTAAAATTGCTTGAAGCGTAAAATAGCAATCGTTGTGATTTACAACTATCGCTTATACCACCTCGCCTGTAAAAAAGTCAAGGCGAATCGCCCCCCCAGTTCTGGGGGGTAAGAATTTGGGCAAATGACCTTGCATCGATGATGGGGTATGGTAATGTATATATATCGAATCAATCGCAACCGCGAACGATCGAATATCAAGGAGATGAAGCAATGACGAACGCCGCAAAAACCCTCAACGTGACCGACCTCGCCGAGGTGCTGGGAACCGATGCGCGCACCGCGCGGAAGTTCCTGCGCTCGATCACCCCGAAGGATGCCCAACCGGGCAAGGGGTCGCGCTGGGCGATCGAGGGGAACGCCGCATCGATCAAGTCGCTCAAGGGCAAGTACGCCGACTTCGAGGCGAAGATGCGCGCGAAGAACGACGACGCCCCCGAGGCGGAGGGCGAATAACCCTCAACTAATCTGCTCCCCGCGAAAGCGGGGGGTAGGTTGGCGTTTGTCAAGGTTTGTTACATATGTTGCCGCCGGCAACAAATTGCTTCTAGCGGCGCTCGCAGGATCGATCCTAAGGGCGTAATGCCTATAGGCGTATGCCAGCATACCACTCCGAAACGCGAAGCGTCAGGCGGTCGCTGAAGGCCGGCAAATTGGTCGGGCAAAATGGTTGACATAGGCGCTCGGATGCGCGATAATTGAAGCATGACGAACGATGAGTACGACGAACTGCACCCCAATGGCGATCCGCTATTGAAGGTGCACGATGACCGGATTGCCAACATCTCGGGTGAACTTGCCCGGGGTGTGATTCAAGCATGCGAGGATGAGGATCAAGAACCCATCCCCGACCACTTCCAGATCATTGGGTCTGTCATCCAGAACCTGACCCAGTACCTCGTCGACACGGTGGAACCGGAATGACGAAGCGGAAGGTCATCCAGTTCGAGGCAGTCGAGGGAGCGGCGGTCAGTGCGAAGATCGCCCAGGTGAAAGGAATGCTGCCGACGGTTCACTTCGAGTTCAAACTTCGAGGGCAGGACGACATCACCATCGAGATGGATTTGGTGGAAGCGGGGAAGTTCGTGCAGGAAGGGATCAATGCCATCGAGGCGGCAATCCCGAATATTCCTCGACCTCGCCGCAACCAAGTTTTCTGATCGCCTTGACAGGGTACTAGGGATTTGGTAAGGTAGTCATATGACGAACAACGATACCGACAACTGCTCGACTCCTTGCGATGGTACGGGATGGACGGGAAATCCCCGGGTCATCTGCACCACCCACTACGAGTCCAACTCATTGGGGGAGTTCCAATGAAGAATGACACCGCGACGAAGGCACCTCGCCCGCTCGCTCGCCCATTGCCCAACAAGGACGACTTCGCGCCGTTCGACTTCACTAAGGTTGACAAGTCCAAGAACCATCGCCGAGGAACTCCCTCCAAGCGGAAGGTTCGGGTGCACCTCTGATGATTGCTTCGCTGGTCACTGGAATCGACATCCGGAAGGCGCTCCGATCGGCAAACCTCAAACCGTCTGATTTCGATGAGGAAGGTTTGCTCGACTACTGCCGCGCACAGGACATCACCGATCCCAACAAAATCGTCGAGGTCGCCACGCTTTACTTTTCTTGGGAGAACATGTGATGAAGAGAGTACTCCTGCTGATCGCTCTCGGTGCTTGCATCGGACTCTTCCTGCTCTCGCTAATCGGGATGGGTTACAGCATCGGATTCCACAAGGCGGAGACCGCCGACATCACGGTTCTACCTTGCTCTGCCTGGACCGAGACCTCGCACCCGCACATCCCGCCGTTCACCTTCACCGGTGCCTGCGCGCTTCCTGATGGTACTCTCTCAGTGCCATCACCCTGACCTGTTCGTCATAACAAGGGCCCGAAGGCCGCCTTCCTCTGGAGGCGGTCTAAGGGTGTCAAGGGGCGCCCGGCATGCTAGCATACCAAGTCGACCGATCGCCGCTTAGGGAGTCACCAAATCGCCCAAACTATTTTGCTCGATTGCCTTGACTTGTTGGTGTGGAAGGCATAGTATTTAGGTATGACGAACAACACCGACACCACCGCTCCGATCAAGGTTGACCTGGTCGAACTCGCAATCGCGCAAGGTCTGCGCGCACTCGCGATGAACCCCAAGGATTACGACATCGTTGGAATCCACAACTACATCCGCGACAACATCGAACCGGGCGCCGAGGCAATCGACCTCCGACCGATCGCTCCTCTCTTCAAGGTCGCATGATGAACTGCAAATCCTGCGGGGCATCTTGCCTCTACGCTTACAACAACCGATGCCACAACTGCGGCGCCGATCCGAAGTCCGAACCGAACACGGAGGTAACACTATGAAGTGGCATGACGCTCTCGCGCAGGTCGACCGATCGCGCCAGATCAAGGCCCTGGAGAAGATCCTCAAGAAGACCGCCGATGGCGCTCCGATGGCGATCCTCCGAGTCGGCTCCGATCAGGAGATGTCCAAATGGACCGCTCAGGGTTGGACGGTTCTCAAGGCCCCGACCGAGAACATCTACGGGGCATCTCACCAATGGGTCCTTCAGAAGGCCACCGATCAAGTCCGCTCCGATCTGGAGGCGCTCCGATAATGGACCAGACACCGATCGCCGATCTAGCAGTAATCGCTGTCATGGTATGGATCCTCTATGCCGGGAGTCTATGGAGGGCTCGCCGAAGGGCCCTAAGTATTGCCCGCAGAGAAGCCATGCAGCGACACCCTGCCGGTCGCTCTCAGGCCGACCTCTAGACAGCACTCCTGGACAGGCGCCTATATAGGGGGGTATATACAGGGGTCATATAGGCGCCCTATACAGAAGGGTATATAGGTGCCTCTAGAGGATGCCTATATAGGGGTTCATATAGGAGGGTCATATAGGTGGGGGATATAGGTGCATACCTATCCATGATGATGCCTATCTATATCCATGCATATCCATCCTCATTGATCGATCATTCATCCATGCATATCTATCCTCATTGCATGATGATTCATCTCATCCTTTCCCATTCAATGATGAATGATTCCATTCCTTGTTCCTTCCTTGTTGATTGATCGATGATCGATCGCATCCTTTCCCCTTCCTGTTCCTGTTCCACTTCCAGTTTCTTCCTTCCTCCTTCCTATCTTAGTTTCCTTCCAAAGTCAATCTCATTCTTACATTGACTTTCTCTCTGAACTTGTGGTATGCCTGAACCCCCCCGGGTCATATCCCGCCAAAAGACGCTGGGGTGCCGACAGACCAGTCTACGTCACCACTGTAGCCTCTCTCCCAAAAAGTGCCTACCACGTGTGCCTCAACTCGGACTCCAAAGATCCGGGTGCAATCGGAGTCCCAACGTCGCCTTGCAACTCGATGCCTAAGTCGATAGCATGCTTACATGACTACTGCTGATGACAGGCTCGCCGAAGCGGGCCAAGAGGTCCTCGATTCGCTGTTTGAGGGTGAACAACTCTGGCTTTCCATCGGGGTGAATCCCGCTCAAACAGGCGCAGAACGCCGCGCTGCCATTTCGCGCGCCACTCAACGAATGGGTCTCGTTCAGGGCCTTCTCTTCGCTGCCGAAGTGGCCCAAAATGAGAAGAAGACCTTCAAGGCCACCCGCACCTACCTGGCAATTAGGTCTGCCCTTCCCAACCCCTTCGACGTACCGATCGACGATGAAATCTCCACACCAGAGCCTCAGCTTCCGAGCGAGCAATGGGTCCCAGATGTCACTGATCCCCACCCGACTGAGAAGTTCGAGCTTCGGCCTGATGGCGATGGGGACGGGTGGGGATAATGGCTGACGCAGATCGCATCTCAGTCTCTACCCAGGGACGCACTTTCTACTGGGACCTGCCCGCCGGCGGTTCGACCACCGTGCTTCAGGTCCTGGTGCAGTCGCTCGGGCCGGCTCAGGAGGACAATCCTCCGAAGCCGAAGGTCGAACCAGCCAAGAAGAAGCCCCGCAGCGCTTATGGCGAGCCCGAGTGGGATGTCTCGCCGACCCAGTACGCTCATCGAGGACCCGATGGAGAGGCTCTGATCTAATGCCGCTGTCAAACCGCAAAAAGGCTCGCATGATCCAGGCTGAGCGCCAGAGGAAGGTCAATGCACGCAGCCTGAACGGCAAGGGTTACTTCATGGACGCAAATGACGAGGACATCGCACGCCGATATCTCGCCAGCGGCGACGAAACCCTGCTGAACAAACTCCCGAACTACCCGCTGCTTCGAGGAGGCCAGTGATGGCTAATCCCCCGGCAAAGGACATTACACAGATCCAGATGGCGATCAATGCAGCCAAGCATCCGCTGTCATGCTCGATCTGGAAGACCAGTATCTGCTCCTGCGAGGCTCAAGCTCGAGCAGTTCTGAGTCAGCGAGAGAAGGATAACTAATGGCACGCACAACTCGAGCCATTCTGGATGAAGCTATCGGTGTGGGACACGATATTCGTCAGGTCAACGACGCCATCGACGCGTTTGTAATCGCCTGGCGCAATAAGAACTTGCGTAAAGACAAGTTTGAGGTCTTCGAAGAACCCATGTTTCGAGACTTGAGCGCTATTCGTGAGAGTTTTCGAGACAAATTAGTAGCACTAAACAAGGAGTTAAGTTCATGATCGACCCATTCCAGGCCGCAAACCGACCCGGTGTTCCACACAGGCCTACTCGGCTTGAGCGGAAGTATGCAAGACTGAAGGCGGAAGTGGCGCGCTATAAGGCGCAGGTTGAGGCTTATTCAGATAAGTCCATCGCTGGTGCCATGTTCGGCGACAAGCTCAAGGTCCCAACTCTTACACTGAACTCGCTGGCAATTGCTCAAGGCAAGCTCGCGGCGTTCGAGTCTCATCACCCGGAGTTCCAGATTGGGGACATGAAATGATGCCAAACTTCCGTTCTGACGTCGTTGTCAAGCTCATTGACTCGATGGCGTCTGACATGGCTGTCACCAGAGCAGCTCAGGTGTCAGTCAAGGGGGAAAATAACCCTGAAACTGACATGCCAAGGCTCATTCGGTACCTCATGGAGAACCGACATGGCTCGCCATTCGAGCATTCGGTGTTTACCTTCTTCGTGGAGGCACCAATCTTTGTCTTTCGTGAGTGGCATCGGCATCGGATGTCTTCGATCAACGAAATGAGCGGGCGATACACCACGCTGAAGCCTGATTTCTACGTACCGGCGGCGAATCGGAAGCTCATGAACATCGGTACAAGCGCTCGCCCCGAGTTCGCGCCTGGTACTCCTCAGCTTTCAAGGCTTGTCGAGAGCAATATCGCTGGTGTTTGCAGCGAAGCATGGGTTAGTTACCAGGAAATGCTCGCCGCAGGGGTTGCCAACGAGGTTGCGAGGCTTGTTTTACCAGTTACGACCTACTCGCAGATGTATTGGACTGTCAACGCACGATCGCTGATGAACTTTCTCTCCCTTCGGATCGATTCGCCTGACTCGACACACCGTAGTCGACCCCAGTGGGAGATTCAGATGGGCGCTGAACAGATGGAGGCAGAGTTTGCACGCCTCATGCCACACACCCACGAGGCATTCGTTCAGTCAGGACGGATGGCGCCATGATCCCGAATCCGAGGACAATTCTCATTAGTTTTCATTGTCAGGACTGCATTTTCAAGTCTGATAGCCTTACTGAGTCGGTAAATCACATGATGACGACGTTTACCGGTGAGTTGGGCGACATTAAGATGCATGGGCATGACATCAAGCCGGTCGCCACTACTCCACCAGGCTTCAAACTCGTTGAATCACGTCGCCAAATCCGGAACTACCCATCAGAAGGAGAGAAAGATGCCTCGCACACCTGCTCAGATAGCTGAGCAAGTTGTAAATACCTCTGGTCATTTGACCTATGAAGAGGCAGCCAAACAAGGTGCCAAGATCATGTTGCAAGAGATTCGGGAAGAACTCCAAGATATGGTCAATGGTTGGGAACATGAGGGTCAGCCTCTAGCCCATCACATCACAGACGAGGCAGCTACCTTCGTCAAGAAGCTCCAGGATCCTAATCTCCGTCGCATCGACTTCACCGAGGTCAACCCCGGCATGAGAATCCGCGGTGTAACAGCCGATGGTACCCATATCGAGGGTAATGTTCGAGAGATTCGAGAAGGTGTTGCATGGCTTGGGCACCCGCCGTCAGGTCAGCGAGGCTTCGCTCTCGGCCCTAAGACGCCTGAGCTCTATGAGGTGACTTTGCCATGATGGCTCAAGAGCTTACTTCAGAACATCTGGGTAAGAAAATCCAGTTCCAGCATGGTCGCGCAGAGGCTTTGACCACTTACACTGATGTTTTGGTGGGGGTGAAGCATCATCAGAATGAGTTGGGGCCATTCTCAACTGCTCAGGACATTCTCTCGTTCCGTAATCACACTCGAATCTGGCTCAAGAACACTCAGTGGCGTACTCAAGGCTTGCTGAGTGGAATGAGTGAAGATAGGGGTCTTGAAGTGGCTAGTGACCTCGAAATCACGATCATCGATGACAAGTAATAAGGGCATAGCCTCAGGTATCCTGCAGGCGTATGCAGGCGCCAATCGTATCGAGGTCGAGCGAATGCTCGTTCAGGCTGCAGGCGCCGCACGGAGCGATCAGAGAGCTAAGACGCTAAAGATCATGATGGCACACAAGAAACTCCTTCGTGAGGCCTATGATTCCACACCCCGAGCTGACAAGATGGGTAGGTTCAAGATCGCCCGTAGCATAAAGACGATTGACGCCCTACTCGAGATGCTATAGGATGTAAGCATGATCGATAGAAAAGCAGCTTGGGCCATTAGGATCTCCTACCTCTTCATAGCAATTGGGTTTGAGGGTGGTACCATTTGGCTCATCATCATCACAAAGTTGCCTTGGTGGGCTGCTGGCTTTATGGAACTCCTAATTGGAGGCATGTTTGGGTTAGTTGGTTCCCTGATTTGGGCCATAACAAAGAGGAGAAGTTGGTAATGCCATTCCTTCTATACCAAGGTCCTGATATAGGTGACCTGAGAGCCTCAGTCTGGACAGTGATTGGTACTCCCAATGCCAACACCGTTAAGTCGCTCCTTGAACTTGTTTTGGACAATCATCCGACGGCCAAACCTGAGATGTTCACCATTAGTGATGAAGATCTGGGTGAGGGTCCGACCAAGCAATTCAACTGCTGCGTAGTGGAACTGGGTCGATTCGCACCGAACCATGTCCGATTTCGCAGTTCCAACCGTACCTGAGCCTATCTGGATAATTCGGGGGAATCGCGTACAGTGTGCTTACTGCGGTTTGAAGCTCAAGACCACGCAAAAGTACATCTCTCACTTCCTTCGACGTCACATGAACGACGATGGGACATGGAGACCGGCTGAGCACAAGTTTGCTGCGATCGCAGACCCCTCACCGGAGGAACTCGAGGCTCTCGAAGCCGCTGATCTAGGTGTGGAGGGCAGGAATAGCTATGGTCGCAAACATAAACCTCGTGATAATTGGTGGGAACTTTAGGGCATCCCGGCCTTGGGTCCAGCCGCTAATGTCGATAGCATTATGACGAGGCAAACGCCCCTATCCACGCAAAAAGGAGAGAAATGAAAAAGCTGCTCGGTGCGGCTGGCGCTCTGATTCTCGCTCTCGGCCTCACAGTCGGAGTCGGAATCGGTGCTGCTCAAGCACACAATCTCGGGCTGGACGGTACTGCCGTCTGTCAGTCCGATGGAACCTACACGATCACCTGGACGGGGACGACTACCAACGTTCCCGATGGTGACACCGGGGTCGCGACGATCAAGTCGCACACCCCACCCAGCTCGACCCTTTCGTCCAATACCGTGCCAGGGATTGTGGGCAACACCACCTTCACTTTCACGCAGTCGGGCATCCCGGGCAACACCAACCAGGCGAACGTCAACCTCGACATCGCATGGACCGGAGTCGACACCTACAAGCAGAACGACGTCACCGGGCACAAGAAGCTCGATGGCGACTGCAAGCCGCCTGTAGTCGGTAGGGATGTGCCGATCATCCCGGCGGTCTTCCACCCGGCAACTTGCACCGTCGGATCGACGTTCGACACCTTCGCTCAGGACCCTGACGTGAAGTACACGGTCGACAGCCCGCCGGTGGGTGTGGGTCAGGCGCTCGCTCCTGGGGTCTCGGTCACGATCACCGCGCATGTGAAGGCGGAAGACCTGGTCGCCAACGGTGGGACTGACAATCCTGGCAGTTACACGGTCACTTTCACCGGACAGCCGCTCATTCACAACGCCAGTTGTGCTGACGCGGTTGTTTGCCATGCTCTGGGTACGCCTTACCACGAGAGCGACGACAACGAGGGCGTATTGTTCGCCGATGGCTGGCACCTCTTCGTGCCGGACCCGAAGAACGGCAAGGCGACTGACGTCATCTTCCCGGCTGAGGGTAACCTGCAGGGGCTGACCAGCTTCACCTGGAACTCGACGGGGTTCACCGGCAATGGCATCTTCATCCGGTTCATCGTCGATCTGACTGCCGATGGTGGGGGCGGGTACAACTCACTCTCCATCACCGATGGTACGGTGACTCAGGCCTCGATCGCCAACGTTGGGTCGAAGGCTCTCTTCCTGGGGAAGACGATCGCTCAGATCGCTGACCTCTACCCCCATGCGGTATACCACGCGATCAGTTTCCAGACAGGGTCGGCTTACGATGCCGGCAATGGCGCGGTGCTGACCGGGTTCTCCGGGGGTGACTGCGCTGCGAACTTCGTTGCGCCGCCGCTGCCCGAGACCAAGGTGACCTACACCGACTGGGAGGATGGAGACTACGCCTGCGGTGATACCACCGTGACGCAGACCCGCACCAAGGAGACGACGACGTACTCGTACACCGCCGACTTCCAGGTGACCTCGACGGTGACCGATGAGCAGCAGACCCAGACTCGCGACCTCACGGCCGATGAGATCCTGGCTCTCAACTGCCCAACGCAGACACCCACTCCGACGCCTACGCCGACGAGTGACCTGCCGACGCCGCCCCTCGCCACAACTGGGGTGGATGCCTCGATGCCCTTCGGTATCGGAATCGCTGCGCTCGGAAGCGGGGTAATCATCGCTCTGCTGGTGACGCTCTACCGCCGGCGCCAGCACAACTAGCAACAGGGCCTGACGCGCAGTAGGCGCGCCTAGCGGGAATCGATGCCCGGTCAGGTACTCTCAGCACACCCCCTTCAAGAAAGCGAGAGAACAATGGCAGTTTTTCAGACGCCCAAAGCATCACGACATCGCATGCTCGATATGGATGCGCTGAGAAAGCGCAGGAAGCGCAATAAGGCTGCCGCGAAGCAGCGCCGCATGAATGCACGCAAAGCGAGGGGCAAATGACTAGGGATCAACACCCAGCATTTGGGAAAGGCCCTCGCCTCGCGAGCAATCTATGGCAAGAGCCTGACATCATCGGCAAGGTGAATAAGGCTCTTGAGAAGTATCGCAAGCGGCAATCAGCTTTCTGGAAGCAGATGGAGCGATACTTGCCCGCGGCCTACATGGAACGACTATTCCGCCAGGCATGGATAGGCGGTTATGCAGCCAAAGCGAGGGAGGTAGCAGATGAAGCGGCTAATCGCGGTGGGGAGAAAGTACAGTGAATTCCACACCCAGTACGTCACCTTCGCTTCGAGGGATCCTGAGTGGCATCCGACACCAGATCCAAACGCGGATGCTCGAGATTTCGACTCTGAGAGCAAGGCGATTCGAGAGTCTGGCGACGAGGCCGGCGCGCCACAAGGTTTTGTGGACCTTTTCGAGGGTAAGGCAAGATTCGGACGATCGTAACGTCACCACCAACCCCAAACATTCACGATTCAACACCTACTGGTTCTTAGGAGACAACAAATGAGCAGCAATCTGATCGACCATGCCAACCGCGAACTCGACCTCCTGGGGTGGCCACAGCTCACCCGCGAGCAGATGCGAGGCAAGTTCCCGATTCAGTCTGATGATGACTACGATCGGATGCTTCGGAAGGCGATCTTGCAGTTGGTGACTGACTTCGCAGGTCAGAACCACTCAGGCCATTCTGCGGCAATGGTCATCTCGATCACTCACAAGTTGCTTCAGTTCCAGAATCTCTCGCCCATCACTGACAACCCCGATGAGTGGATCCAGCAGAGAGAGCTGGTAGGTTTCGAAGTCTGGCAGAACCGTCGCAACAGTACGTTGTTCTCAAGTGATGGCGGTAAGACCTACTACGGTCTCGATGATCCGATGCCGGCATGGGCCAAGTGGGTCAAGAAGAACATCCCCATCGCCATCCGATCGCGGGTGTGGAAGAAGCGCAACCCGATCCACTTCCTCGAACTGAAGCGATCTGCTCATGTTGATGCAGAGTAAGTGGCATCGATTCTGGGCAGTCGTTCGCGAGGAATGGCACGCCATGAAGCACCGATGGGGTTTTGATGACCTGGAGCGGTAGCGAATTCCAACATGTAGATTGGGATGTGGTTTTTGGTAACCTGAACCGCGCTTTTGCTTCTAGTACCAGTTCTACTCGGAATTTCTTCTTTCTTGTGTCACCGCTTTATCTGCCCGATACTCAAAGTCCTCTGGAGCGGCTATGCGAGCTTGCGGGCATGCCCTTTAGCGAAGGGGTGGATCAGCGCAGGGTTTACAGAAAGGCGCTTAGGGTATGCCACCCTGATAGCGGCGGCTCGCATGAAGCATTCGTGGAGCTGCAGGATATTGCACGGAAGCTAGGCATAATCAAATAGCTCGAGATGCCTTGACTGAGAAGCGCGGGCGGCATTAGCATCATTACATGGCTGCTGAAGGCATCGATAAAGGGAACTACCCTCGATACGCCCTCTTCACCTCGTTTGGGAAGAAAAAGAAGGTCCGCATCTTGTACTATGAGGATGGCAAGTTTCGCATCCTTGAAGGTGATGATACACAACGATCGGTCACTCGTGACCAATTGATCTTCCTCAAGCCCAAGAAAACTTCATAGAGTTGGTCTGCCGAGGATAGAGTCAGATGCCATAGTCTGACTTTCGGTGGGGGTCTGAAGCTCCATTGCCTGGCGGTGATGCAAGCGGATGAGGTAGGCAGATCATTAGATGCAACGGCTATCGGGTCACCGGGTAGTCGACAGCAGGCACGACCTCCTGCAGGGGTACGTAAAAGATGAGCATGGTGTGCACCTTGGATCATCCGCTGGGCGTTCGGATCTGGTGATATGGGGTCCCATGGGGGGCCTCGGTGGTAAGTAAATCTGCCGGGGCCTCTCGATCCTACATAACTGAACATTGATCCCTTAGCTCAGTTGGTGAGAGCATCCGACTCTTAATCGGAGGGTCCTCGGTTCGAACCCGAGAGGGATCACCAGGGTTTGACTGCACGTTCGCGGCGATAACCGCGGCAGTCCCTCTGACCGAAGGCGAAATGGACTAAATACCCTCGGTTAGGCAGTCAACCCGTCCATTGTCCTCTCTAAAAGACAAGAGAGGCCAGGACCTCCTAAACCGATCAGCGGGAAAACGCGAGGGCGGGGTCCAACAATTGAATAGGTGGGGGCCTATCCTGTAGAGAACAGGGAGGCCGATTAGTTACAGGATGCTTAACCCCGCTCCCGGCCTCCACCATCCCCGACTAGCTCAACTGGCAGAGCAGCACGCTGTTAACGTGAAGGTTTCCTGGTTCGATTCCAGGGTCGGGGGCGCTGTCCCCCTAGACCGTTCGCGGGGATAGGTCAAAATGGCCAGGTGGTACCGTATACTGATGACGGGATATAAATAAACGGTGGCGCGACCTGGTCCTAAACTTCATAGAGCTGTCGGGTATGATGCAGACCGACTGTTGGTGGGAAGGGTAATACTGACCTCCACGACCACACCCCCCGAGTCTATGGTTCTAGGGAGTAACCTGTGACTACCGGTTGGCTGAACACCACCAACGGGGTTTTATACTCCTAGAGGGGGTCGGGTTACTTGTTCAGAAGGCCCGGCCCTCTCGGATCCACTATAGCCGAAAGGATAGTTGACATGGGTGACAAGAAGAAGTCCACACCCGAAGCAAAACAGGCAAATAAGGCCGCGGCATCTGGCGACGCAAAACGCGCTCGCACCGAGGCTCGCAAAGAGAAGAACCGACTCGCGAATGAGGCTCGCTATCGTGCGAATCTCGAGAAGGCCCAGATGAGAGGTCTCGAGCCGATCAAGGTCCCGGTGACCAAAGTCAAGACCATCAAGAAGGGGAAGAAGATCATCAAGCGGGTCGAGACTACTCCCCGCACTCTTTCGCCGGCCGAACTTCTGCGTCGAGATGATCGACTCCGCCGGCAACGTGAACGTGAGGCCCGAGAGGCTCTCGAGCAGGAAGCTCAGGATTCGCTTCTCAACGACATCGAACAGCGGCTCTTGACCGCAGACCTCGAAGTGCTCTGATGGATCAGCCGGAGTGGTTTTTCTCTGATGCTCTCCTGAGCTCAGATGAGAAGTATCGATACACCCTCGAGCGCAAGTGGGATCGTAGTAGTTGGTCACTCCCCATCGTAATGCTCAACCCGAGCACAGCTGACGCGTCAATCGATGATCCCACAATCAAGTCGTGCATGAGAGTGGCTCGAGCCAATGGGTGGGGGGGCATCTTTGTGATGAATCTCTACGCATATCGTACGACCTACCCATACATGCTTGAACAGGAAGGGTACCCTGAGGGCCCTAACAACGATAAGCATCTCGAAGCCATGCTGGAAACCTGTCGAGAACAGGGTGTTTCAATCATGGTCGCTTGGGGTAAGCATGCTCAAAAAGACCGAGTCAACAAGTTCGTGCAACAGGCAGCAGGTGTGGATTTGCTTTGCTGGAAGCAGAACCTTGATGGCTCCCCTCGACACCCGCTTTACGCCCCTGGGCATGCACGTCTGATCGATTTCAACCTAGATATGGTATGATTGCAGTAGTTGAATAACAAGGAGAAATCTGATGTTGATCTTAGCGCTCATTGCTCTCGGTCTTGCCGGGATAGGCCTACTTGCTGCGTCAGTCTATGGCGTGATAGAGCTAATCTGGTACATTCAAGCCCGAATGGTCTTCTCAAGACTTTGGGATGAAGCCCACACCGAGCATGCTCTCTATGAACGGTTGAACAAACTTCTCTATCTCAAGCCGAAGCCGAACTACCGCCACAACATCCATTGTCCATCCTGCGGACGATTCGCTAAGCGAGTCTGGGGGATGGACACAGTCGTAGAATGCCATGTTCACGCGGTGCAATTCCGCGAATGGGATGTCGCAGTTGACTGGGCAACAGTGCCCCTTGCTCCCGGAGTAACTTTGGTGACGGACCCGATCATACTCAAGCCCTCGGTAATCGAACCTGAGCTGGAACTTGAGGAACTAGAAGAAGTAGAACAGGTTTATCGGGAGCTTGAGCTAGCCCCTGAAGTTTCTTATCCAACTGGGGCCATCCCGATCATCTTGCCGGCGAAGGAATTTGCAGCAATCGGCACATGATGAGATGCATTTGGGTCATCTCTGAAGGCACCTAGAAATCGCCAATATGGCTGAATCGAGTGATTGATCGGTCGGCATAATGAGTTTGCTCATCGACTCCTCACCTTGACTTCAATTCCCGGACTTTGATAAGGTCAGCCTGTAAGTAAGGGAGGCCTCGATGGACTGGCTCATTTTGGGTGTGGGAGTAGCGAATCTCATTTTGCTGCTTTGGGTTCTTGAGCGGCAGCGACGAGCTGAAGATCAGGTACGCAAGATCAATATCTTGATGCGTGTTCGCAGTGGTCGAGTTGCTATGAAGAGCTCTACCACCCGAGTGCCACAAGTCGACTCTCGAGCTCGCACGACCAAGAGAGATACGCCTGACATTCCCGCCCGAGGTGGTCGAATGAGTCAGGCCGTACCGAGAAAGACTAGGGATGCCCGCCTCACCACTGACGATTGACTTTTCACTCGGCCCCGACCTTGTGCAACACAAGAGTGGCGTTTCCGGAGAAAAAGTCAAGCCCATGACTGCTGAAGGTAAACTTCTGACACCTAAGCAGATTCGAGCTCGAGCTCGCCGTAAGCGTAAGCGAGGTGTTCATCTAACCGAGCAAGAAAAGCTAGTACTCTATCGTAAGCCCATCGAAGAATGGGACCTCGAAGAGCTCGCGCATGGACGTCCACGCAATAGCAAGGGGTCGTTCAGCGGACCCAATCCTCAGTGGATCGATCGAGCGGTGCATGAGAAGTCAATGGAGATGTACACTGCGGTTGTTCGATCCCGCATTCGAGGGACGACAGTGACTGCGTTGGATGTTCTCACTGAACTGATGACTGATACCTCAGTTGATGAGAAGGGTAAGCCTTTCGTCCCTGCCTCTACTAAGGCTGACCTTGCCAAGTGGCTTGTTGAACACACTATCGGTAAGCCTACGCAGCGAATCGAATCTGATGTTTCGGTCAAGCTTCAGGGTATTCTTGGTCAAGTCATGGTAAATCCCACACAAGATGGTGGGTATGCCCCAGCACACTTCCCTGGCATTACAATGGCAATGGCAGATGGACCTGCCGATTACGAAGAAGAGGATGATGGCGATGAGTCCGAGGGATAAGAGACATCTCGAGATTCTCCTTCAGCAGGAGAAGAGAAACTGGATGACACCCACTGAGGTATTCCAAAAGCTGATCAACTACCGGCTCTGGGACAATGAGAACCCGACGGGAGTTGTTCGCCATGGCCGCAAACGTCGCCGTTGATCCTGATGAGCCTTGTGCTGTCTGCGGCACCAAGAGGGATGAACATGGGGATAAGCACCATCAGTTCAGCCGCGATGGCCAGCTTATTCCAATTAAGCCTGGGGATCCGCCTAAGAACACGCCGCCTGCTGCTCGGGGGTCAGGCGAGTCGAAGCCGAACAACCCCCTCAAGAACGATCCCACTGCTCACGCCTTTGTTCGTCTTGTTGAGGTACTAAGCGGCAAAGGTTTGCTTAGCGTGGCTGAACATGGTTATATCTTCGGAGGTTTCTATGCATCTGATCCTGGACAACCTCAAGAAGGAACTTCTGAAGGTAGTACTCCTTCGAGCCCCCAATGAGGCTGCTGGTGTTATTCTAAAAGATGGCACCGTAGTTGAGCTCCAAAACCTCTCAGATCATCCAGAGGATAGTTTCCTACTCGATCGCGCTGAGCTGGTGAAGTTGCTCCAATTCGAGAATGAACCCGAAGAAGTGACTTTGTGGCATTCTCATCCCAGCGGAGGTGTGGGACCAAGTCGAATTGACATGCAACAGAAGACCCCATTGAAATACCATCTAGTACTTTCTCTCGTGGAGGGAGATATTACTCCGACATGGTATTGAGCTTCCTCGAAACCTGATATTATGGGTTCAGACTGGGATTCGCTTCCACACCAAGTTAGGTTAGTACATTGCAGATCATTCGGGCAGTAACTAAGCTGTACGGCTTGAGCGTGTTCTCCCCTCTTGACCCTGAGAAGGATCACCACCCCAATGAGACTTTGGCGGTTCTTTTCCATCGCACTGCGGCGACCTTGTATTTTCTCTACGCGATCTGGGGTTTGACTACTACTTGGAGTGGAATCCCCACTCTCATCGAAGCCAATGGCGATATATGGCAGTTCTTCTTCAGTTTTGGGGTCTTCCTCATTTGCGTACCTGCTTGTATTGGGGCCACTTTCTTCCCTCATACTGCTCGGCTTGAGCTGTTCACCGGTAGCGGGTTCATTGCAGCCATAATCGTCTTCATGGCTTTTCAACTTAGCAGTGCTTTCCAGGACATTGCTCACTTCGGGGGTTTTGCTCTTCTTGCCACTATCCTGGTTGTTCCTCTGTCTCGGGGGATCATGATCTACCGTACGCTCATCAAGCAGGCGAAGGATAATGAAGAATAATGGGGACTCTTCAGATAGTATTTACCATACTAGGGCTTGTTGGAACGTTTACCGGGCCTGCCGGTATTATCCTTTGGCTTCTTGGTAGAAAAGGGGCTAACAAGAAGCTAGACCTCGATGAACGAGGCACCAATCTTTCAGAATTTGAGGCTCTCAAGGTCGCATATAGAGAACAGGCTGACGAGGCTAAACAATCAGCAAAGGATGCTCAAACTGCAGCAGAGAAGGCCCAGAAAGCAGCCGAACAAGCTCAGGCTACCGCAACTACAGCCGCAAGAGACCTCAATGTAACTAACCAGAAGCTTGAGAGTCTTCGGAAACTCTTCCAGAGCATAGTCAAGCGATCCAACATCATCCTTAGTCCTGAGGAACAAGAGATTTTCGATAACACCGCTCCGATTATCCGCAAAGCTCGTCGAGTTTCATCCAGCCCCCAAACCTCCTGAGAGATTCAGGATAACAAAGGAGATAAAGAATGACACTTCAAGGGATTGACATCAGTGGGTGGCAGAAGGGTATCAACCTTGCTGCTGTTCCTGCTGACTTCGTCATCATGAAGGCCACCGGAGGTAAGAGCGTCGTTGTCGGAGACTGCGACCGCCAGTACCAGCAGGCCAAGGCCGCCGGCAAGCTTCGTGGTGTTTACCACTTCGCCAAGGATGGTGGTCCCGCGAATTCGGCAACTGTCGAGGCGGATCACTTCGTTCAGGCGACAAAGGGCTACCAGGATGGTGAAACTCTGTTGGTTCTCGACTTCGAGGCCGACGCAGTTTCTCTGGGTGCTGGGTGGGCTCATGAATGGCTCGCTCGAGTCTTGGCTCAGACCGGTATTCGGCCCCTGATCTACATGAGTGGATCGCTTGCCGGGCAAACTCAGTGGGATCCGGTGGTCAAGGACAGCTTCGGTCTCTGGGTGGCCAACTGGGGTTCCAATCCGGTAACTGGTCACGTCGCTGCTCCCGCTGTGAGCTCCGGTCGATGGCCGTTCGAGATCATGCGTCAGTACTCCAGCAACGGCACGCTGCCCGGTTATGGCGGACGACTTGACATGGACGTCTTCTACGGCGACCATTCGGTGTGGATGAAGTACGCCGCCAAGAACGGCCAGGTCGTCACTACTCCGCCCAGCACGCCGACCACTCCGGAACCGCCCGCTCCGCCGGCCAATGACATCGACACGATCGCTCGCCAGGTCATCGCAGGTCAATGGGGTAATGGCAACGACCGCAAGGCTCGCCTGACTGCCGCCGGTTACGACTACGCGGCCGTTCAGGCTCATGTCAACATCCTTCTCGGAGTTCACGCTCCGGCACCCATGCACCAGACTTACACGGTGCAGCGAGGTGACACCCTCTCGGGAATCGCATCCCGTCTCCACATCGCCGGCGGATGGAACGCTCTCTACCAGGCGAACAAGGGTATCATCGGAAGCAATCCGAGTCTGATCAAGCCCGGTCAGAAACTGATTCTTCCGTAGAGCCGCACAAGGAAGGAAACACATGAAGATCATCGAGATGGTCTCGCACGGCGGAGTCTTCGTCGATGCGGGCAATACGCTCACCACACAGCCGGCATTCCCCCAGATCGTGAACACGATCACCTGGGTGGCTGTGCTGCAGATCATCGTCCTACCGATCCTGATCCCGGTGGCCACTGGCCTCTTGGCAAAGGCTCATTGGTCGACGTTGGTCAAGCGACTCATCACGGGTGGCTTGGCTCTTGTCACCTCGGTCGGATCGGCGATCGTGGGAGCGGTCAGTACCAACACTCCGCTGGACATTGGAAGTATCATCTTCCAATGGGCACTCACATGGGGGGTGGCTGAGCTGGTGTACTACAAGCTCTACACCATTCCTGTGACGTCACAGACTGACCCGGATGGCAACAAGGCGACCATCGCTTCCATCCTGGCTGCCAAGGGCAACTCGTGAATGAGGTCGACTCAGTGGGCGGTTATGCCGTCCCCGTCGATCCCATGGACGATTTGCAGTGTGACAGCTGCCAGTAGGAGGTGATCCTCATCTACCAACGGGGGCCCGAACGCTTGAACCTACTCCCAGGCGCTCGGGCCCTCAGCGGTAGACCAACATAAGGAATACAATGTTAGTTGCACTTCGCATGCCAGGTAGTAGCACAATGGTGGACGATGAAGCGGTTGGCAACTTGTTCAATGACCAGAGCACAAGTGGTCGTCAGATCAAGATCATCGACTTTGCTCGGGATGAAGAAGGTCTTGCCCTCTACCCAAGCAATGGTAACTCCGATGAGCCTCAGTATGAGGCAGAAGTTACCAAACACAACAACAGCAACCTCATTGGTCGCCATTCAACAGTGAAGGCCTCCACACTCGAAAAGAGCTACCTCCCAAATGAGTAATGGCAAGCCTGGTGATGTCATCGTCAACGAGGGCGGAACACTTTGGGCATTCTGGTGCCCTGGGTGTGCAACTGCCCACGGAATCGATGTCAAGCCGGGTGGATGGACTTTTGATGGTAATACCAAGAGGCCAACGATTGGTGGTTCGATCCTTGTGCTGGGACCCAAACGCTGTCATTCAATTGTGACTGATGGTGTGATAGATTTCCTCGTCGACACCGACGGGATGATGGCAAACACCCAAATGGAGTTGCCAGAGTGGCCATTCCTGAGAAAGAAGGACTTCTGATGGCTGGTGTGGAGGATCGTGGCGAATACAATGGTGGCGGCCCGATGCCGAACACCGTTTTTCCAAAGGGGAACGATGCCCTAACTCCATCGGATAAACTTCGACTTCAGTCCATCACTGGACAGGAAGAGGATTCTCGAGCTCCCGTTGATCCCTATTTCTGGCAGGGCGGTACTCTCGAGAAGATGGATGATTACAAGCGGCAAGCGATCGCAGACTCGAGGGCAAGGGAGTCGGCAGAACAAGCTCGATCGCGAGCAGAAGTGGACCGCTATAAAGAGACTCAATATTGAGGTCGCGCGCAATCATCGATTAGCATGACCTCAGGAGTCTCAGTTTGCTCCTAAATCGCTCAGCACAATCGTGACGGGCATTTACTCGATCATGCGAAAGGAGTTGTCATGGCGCTTCCAGAGCTCAATGGCAAGGTCTTTCGCAAGGACAAATACTTCGAGCTGACGGGCTATCATCCACACGATGCTCAGAAGCTAGCGCACTACGATTCCACTCGCCATCGTGTCCTTAGTAATGGTCGACGATGGGGTAAGACCATGTTCGGTGGCAAAGAGATGGAAACGCTCGGGTTCTTGAAGAACTGGCGCGGTGAGCCGATGCGTGGCTGGATCATTGGCCCCGAATATACTGACGCTGAGAAGGAATTCCGCGTCATCTACGACTCATTCAAGAAACTCGGTATTGACCAGGTATCTAACAAGTTCCTGAACAATACTGAGAATGGCAACATGCACATCCAGACCAACTGGGGATTTGACCTTGAGTGTCGATCTGCTCGACACCCGGAAAGCCTCGTTGGTGAAGGTCTTGACTTTGTGCTATTAGCTGAGGCTGGTCGCCATCGTCGACGAACCTTTACAGAGTATGTGCGACCTGCTCTCTCTGACAAGCGCGGTATCTCCATGATGACCGGAGTGCCTGAAGATGCTAGCGAGATGTCACTGCTTTACTGGGGCTACTATCGAGGTCAGGATGAAAACTTCCCTCTTTGGAAGTCTTGGCAGATGCCCTCATGGACAAACACAATCGTTTTCCCTGGTGGTCGTAACGATCCGGAAATTCTCGAGGCCGAGTCTGACCTGACCGAAGACGAGTTCCGTCGGCAGTATGGTGGTGAGTTCATTCTCAAGCGCGGTCGCGTTATGAAGGAGTGGGATGACGACCTTCACATTGGCGATTACAAGTACAATGTTGACTGGCCTCTCTTTGCTGCAGTTGACTACGGGTATCGCAACGACTGGGTTTGGCTCTGGATTCAGCTTGACCCCATGACTAAAGAAGTTTACGTCATTGGTGAGCATAGGTGGAGAGAAACTGACACCGAGATGGTTGCTCAACAGATGAAGGATCATTACTGGATGAGCAAGTTGCTTGCTATCTATGTCGACCCTTCTTCACCGGATGACGCGGCAATTCTTCGTCGCCACCTCGGGGTTCAGACCCGAAACAACACTGGTGGGGAAATCAACGCTCGTCTGCAGTTGATCCGAGCAGCACTGAAGTTGAGACCGGAATATTTGCCTGACGATCACCCAGAGAAGCACCCGGGCCTGGTCGTAGATCGAACTTGCACGAAGCTCATTTGGGAAATGCGAGAAGGCTATCGTTGGCCTGAAAATCATAACGATATGAAGAACAATAGTGAGATTCCGATGGATTCGGATAACCATGGACCAGAAGCACTAGGACGGTTCTTCAAGGGGCACATGGAGCAGTTTTCAACTTCTGGTGCACGCACCAGTAGACAAAGTCGAATTACAGCGAGGAGACGAGCAGCATAATGGCTGACTGGAATCAGTGGTCCTCGATCAAGAGCATTGGTGGTAGCATGCCCGGGATGGGCTGGATGCCGGCGGATGACCAGGATCGAGTACTGGCATACATCAAGTACGACCAGATGTACTGGAATGATCCGCGGCAATACAGCCTGCGTGTCCTCGACGGCGAGCAGCCCCTGTACATCCCGAATGCGCGCACAGTGGTCGATACGACCGCTCACTACCTTCTCAAGGGTCTTACCCTTACCGCGGAGAATGCCTCGGATAAGAAGCAGCTCGATGACTTCTTGAAGCGAGAGGCTTTCTACTCCCGTTTTGCGGCCGCTAAGGTAACTGGAGTCGCTCGAGGTGACTTTGTCTTCCACATGACTGCGAATCCGAAGAAGCAATCTGGCAGTCGAATTTCGCTCAACTCGGTAGAACCCGGATCGGTATTTCCGATTTGGGACCCTGATATGCCAAGCACGATGATCGGCTGTCACCTCGCTACTCTCTGGGAGAACCCAGATGATCCGTACGCGACTTATATGCGCCGGTTGACGTATCGGATCGATGAATCGACAGGTCAGCGACGGATCAGTCGAGTCGAGGTCATCATCAAGATCGACAACAACCAGTGGACGCCTAAGGCAGAGATTGTCAAGACAACACTGCCATTCGGTTTCCTCGATCCACGCATCGATCAGATTCCCATCTTCTGGTTCCAGAACCGGCACTGGGATGGTGAAGACTTCGGTTCAAGTGATCTTCGTGGTCTTGAGGCCATTATGATGACGGTCAGCCAGGGAGCTACTGATGTCACGGCCTCACTTGCCCTGGAAGGCTTGGGCGTCTACGCAACTGATGGCGGTCGCCCCGTCATCCAGAATGCCGATGGTACTACCAGCGAGACTGACTGGGAGGTTGCCCCCGGCCGAGTCATGGAAGTTCCTAGTGGCGCTTACTTCAGGCGAGTAGAGGGTGTGGGATCTATTACGCCTGCGGTCGACCAGATCACTTACCTCGAAGATAAGATCCATGAAGCCACTGGACTTGGTCAGGTTGCCTTGGGTACCCTTGACCCGGTGAGTGCTGCATCTGGTATTGCTCTCTCGATCAAGTTCTTGCCGACCCTTGCAAAGATTGAGACTCGAGACCAGCAAGGTATCGACATTCTCACTCAATTGTTCTACAACTGGAAGACGTGGATGGCCGTTTTCGAGCAAGTAACAATTTCGGGTGATATTGTTCCCTCAATCGGGGATAAACTCCCGACCGATAGGGTTGCGAAGCTCAATGAGTTGAACAACATGAAGGACCGCAACGTTATCTCGGCAGAATTCTACCGTCAGGAGATGGAGAAGCTGGGGTACAAATTCCCGTCCGACATTGCAACTCAGATTCAAGCTGACATCGACGCGGAGACCGCGGCGAAGAAGGCAGCACAACCTGATCCGGCACCACAACAGAATTCCCCCGGCGACGTGACGTCGACCGATGGGAGTACGCTCCCGGTAAAGAACGAGAGCAACAATGCTAAGAAGCCGAACGAAAGCTCGGGGACTGAGGCAGTCAACAAAAAGACGCGGGATGCGTAGGAAGGTTACACAATGGACATCACCGAACGCTGCACGTACCTCGACAAGTTTCCGGTTCTAATCTTCGGTCACGAAGACCCACCGAAGCCTGCCGATCCGAAGCCCAAGCCGAAGGAAGAGGAAGTCCCTCCGAAGGAGGATGACGACCCCGACGAAGACGAGGACGAGGATGATGACGAGGATGAGCACGATGACAAAGACGACCCGAAGACAAAGGGTCTGAGGTCAGCCCTCGCCAAAGAGCGCGCCGCAGCAAAGGCGAATGCTCGAGAACTGAAGAAGCTCCAGAAGGAAAAGGCTGAGCGGGAGCTCGCTGGAAAGTCCGAGTCGGAGCAGGAGAAGGCCAAGCGCGAAGCCGCAGAAAGTAAGCTGACGAAGCTTGCTGAAGGGTTCAAGCGCACTGCGGTCACCTCCGCCATCGAGAAAGCTGCCGCGAAGGCTGGCTTCATCGACACCCAAGATGCCGTCGACGCTCTGATCAACTCCGATGACCTCGGTGTGGAACAGGATGAAGACGACCCCTCGGATGTGACGATCGATCCCAAGTCCATCGAGAAGGCTGTCAAGGCACTCGCCACCAAGAAGCCGCACTTCCTGAAGTCCGGTACCGAAGATGGTGAACCGACCGGTGGTCAGTTCGGTGGGTCCAAGCAGAAGAAGCCCACGGGTGACGAGGAAATCCTCGCCAAGTACCCCTCGCTTCGTCGGTAACCACCAAGCCAAACAACCATCACTCAAGAAGGGCAAGAAATGGCCAGGTACGATAAGTACGATCCCATCTCTGGTGGCTTCCGCGCACGTCTCAACGCCGCGCTGACGCTCACCAACGGGAGCTTCATGGGTGGCGTTTCCCTCAACGCCAGCGGCCGAGTGGTCGTGGGCAGCGCAGGTCAGTCCGGTCCGGTCGGTCTTCTCGTGAAGAACGTCGCCCGCGGTCCGGTCGGCCAGTGGGGCACGGCACTCAACGGCGGCACTCCCAACCAGAATGCACCGATTGGTGCTCGGGTGGGCGACGTTGTCGACATCATGACCAGCGGCGAGATCGTCGACCTGGATCCCGCGGTGTTCGTCGCGGGTTCGAAGGTCTGGGCGAAGGCCGATGGCACTCTCGAGGTCGGCGCGGGTTCTGCCGGCAGCTTCCAGGTCGGCTGGACGGTCGAGGCGGGACGCCTGATCGTGCGAATTGCGGCAGCGACCGCGGTTCACGCGTAACCGGCAACTCCCACACCCACCAACAATCAAGAAAGGCACTCTGATGACGCAGGCAATTCCTGCCGACAAGCTCATCTCGTGGCTTCTCGAGGAGTCCCCGATCAGTCTCGAAGCCTATGGCGCCGAGCAGGGGTTCAACGAGCGAGCCGACGTCGTAGTCGCTGCCGATGGCACCGATCTGAACGACTTCTGGGATGAAGTTCAGGCAACCATCCGCATCCGCAACGCGCATCGAGACGATATCATCTCGGCCCTGACCTTCCGCGTCGATGACGTGAGCGAAGAGGTTCAGGTCCCGAGCGAGGTCGACTTCGAACGCGCCTCCGAGTACGGTCAGCCGGTCGGTATCCGCGGGACGGGCACTCGCCTCTTCCGTGGCTACGACTTCGACTTCTACGACCTGGCGATCCGGTACACCTGGATGGCCATCGCGGAGATGGATGCGAAGCAGCTCCAGAACAACAACAACCTCGCGCTCGAGGCGGACACCAAGCTGCAGTTCTACAAGATCATGCAGCGCCTCTTCAACCCGGTCAACGGCTCCGGCTTCACCGACAAGAACGAGGCGGTCACGGTCTTCGCGGCCTACAACGCTGATGGCGAGGTTCCTCCGAAGTACAAGGTGAACACGTTCGACGGGACTCACAACCACTACGTCATCTCGGGTAACACCGCGATCACGAGTGCCAACGTCGACACGCTCGCCAACCTGCTCGAGGAGCACGGCTACACCATCCAGCTCGGTTACAAGCTGGTTCTCTGGGTCGCCAAGGCCGAGGCCGACATCATCAAGCAGTTCCGGGTCACCACCGGTGCGAAGTTCGACTTCGTCATCAACCCGAGCTACTACGATGGCAAGGTCTGGGTTCCTGACAATGGCCACTACGTCGGTGGTCCGGTCGGAACGGTTCCGGGCGAGGTGGGCACCTACGGCCCCTTCCACATCGTGCAGGAGGACTACATCCCGACGGGATACGCAGTCGCCATCGCCACGGGTGGTCAGGACCAGCTGGGCAACCCCATCGGTTTCCGCGAGCACAGCAACCCCGCCTACAAGGGGCTGAAGGTGATCCCGGGTCAGCGATCTGACTACCCGCTCATCGACAGCTTCTACCGCCGAGGCATGGGCACTGGTATCCGCCACCGCGGTGCCATCGCCATCATGCAGGTCAAGGCCAGCGGCAACTACGCCGTGCCTTCGATGTACGACCCGGCGCTGAAGTACTAGTTCCACCGCAACACCATCGAGCGGGGCCCTGTTCAGATAGCGGGGCAGGGCCCCCTCTAACATCCTTCCTCTACAAAGGAGAAACAAATGGCCAATCGGCTTCCCGTGGTCTTCGAGGACTCACAGGGCAACATCATCAGCAACGACCCCATCTACATGGCTCAGAAGACTCTCTTCGAGGCCGGCCAGGGTGAAGACCCCGACATCGCCATCCGTGCAGCTCAGAAGGCCTCCGGCAAGAAGTCGGCCAAGGCCGCTCCGGCTGCGACCCCCGAGCCCGAGGAATCGGACGACGACGAGGTCATCGACAACGGCTCCGAGGACGAAGAGCCGGCCGAGGACTACAAGTCGTACAAGGGTCAGGCCCTCACGGATCTCGCCAAGGAGCGGGGTGTGGAGCTCACCAAGGGCATCACAGCCGGGGAGGTTCGCGCCGCTCTGATCGCTCAGGACTCGGAGACGTCGGATTCCGACGACGAGTCCGAAGACGACACCCAGGAGTAGTTCATCATGGCCACCCCGGACCAGATCACTGAGCTGCGGGCTGCCATCGGCGAAATCATCCCTACGGATGGTACCGAAGATGACACCATGTTCAGTGACGACCTGATCGGTGGTTGGATCGACGCAACTAGCTCGCTCGATGCGGCGGCACTCATCGGATGGAAGCGTAAGAAGGCCGAATGGGCTGGACTCGTCAACGTTACCGATGGTGCCGCCTCTCGGGCGTTCAGCGACCTGCTCGGTCACGCCAACTCCATGATCGCTGACCTCGAAGATACTCTCGCAGGACCAACTTTTGGTCGCACCCGGATCGGAAAGATCGTTCGCTCATGAACCACGCTGAGCTCGTGATGAGACGGCGGAACGTGCGTGCATTCATTGACGCCGACCCCGTACTCATCGCGGTCTCGCGTAAGGGTGAACCGATCAAGAATGAGGCAACTGGGGGTACACTGCCCGGGGTTCCTGAAGTTCTTGAAGACCAAGTAGCTCGAATTGTTCTAAACAAACGACGCTACAACAATGGCATTGTGAACGCAGAAGCTGGTCAGATCCCCCACACCGACTATCTGCTGGTCGCTATGCCTGACAAAGACTTCCAAGTCAACGATGAGTTCAAGTGGCTTGGTATCAACTATCGCATCACTGGTCGCTTCGAAAGCCGCCAGGAATCCATCCTCTGCTCGATCGACCTGTTGGGAGCCGACAATGCCGGTTAACAATGGTGGGATGATTATCCTCGATGGTGTTCTTCCCTGGTATGACGGCCCTGAGTGGAACGACATCGTTGCCGACGTGTTTAGCAAAGCCGCCCCAGAGGTCGAGGATCGGGCTAAGGCTGATGCACCCTGGGAAGATCGTACCGGGGCTGCTCGAGAAGGTTTGAATGCTTCAGTCAATGAAGTTGGCGACGAGGAAGTCGCGCTCATCCTTGCTCATACCGTGGAATATGGGTATTGGCTTGAGGTTATCCAGAATGGTGCGTTTGCCATCATCATGCCTACGCTAGAGCGAGAGGCTCCAAAGATTTACGCAGATGTCGCCAAAGCTGTTGCCAATGCACGTCATGGGGTGAATTACTCACTATGACCGCTAGACACTTTACCTATGGTCGGTTGACATCGTTTGCTCCCCTTACCGACTTGATCGGTGGTTCTGAAGCTCCTCGGGTGTTCTCAAAGAAGTCAATGACGTCCTCTGTTGAAACCTGTCCTTACATTGTTTACAAACTGGGGAACGCCACAGTTATCAATCTTTCTGAAGACTCTGATGGTACGTACTACACTCAGTTCCTTCAAATCTTCGTACATGACTTCACGAATGAAGAAGTCGCAGATTACGACCAGATCGACGCGGTAATTAAACAAGTCAAAGCCGCGTTCAAGCTTCAGGTGTCCCCTGGAGATGGAGTCATCTCATGTCAATATCTCGAGACGAGTCAAGACCTGAATGACGATACCCTCAACACCGTATTCAAGTATGTACGGTTTCAATTGATAACAAAGGAGCTGTAAAATGGCCTCAGCCAAGAAGGCAGTGATCTACAACGGTCCTGCTGACATCCGTCGCCTCGGCAAGGAAGACTTCGCCAAGGCTGGTGTGGAGCTGGACAAGACGATCGACTTCCGTTTGGGACATCCGTTCCAGGTGCCGGCCGATCTTCACAAGGCTCTGCTCGCTGACCCCGACCTGTTCGGCAACTTCAGTGATGCGGATGCCGCAGATGCGGTCGATGACGACGAGGAGATCCTCGACGCCACCGGAAGTGCTTCTTCGACCGACACGAACATCGCCGGTTCGAGCAGCACGGTCACCAAGCAATAATCGCAATCGAATTCAATCAGAGTTGCGTCAGGGAATCGCGAGGATACGCTTCTAAGCGACTTTCACGCGCACGATGATAAATTACTCGATGACGGAATAGGGATTCTGAGGGGATCTCAGATCAATGACAGTAGAACTTCGATGCTCAGGCAATGAACTCTATGGAGTCGCTTCAGACGATGCCCAGGGTTCTATCGAAGTTCGCTGTCGACGACGAGGCTGCGGTTACCAGCCTGGAGTAATCATTCTCCACACCCTGTCATTAGAGACTGGTGCAACACTCAAAACTCAGAGGTTCTCAGAACCTCACCCTCAGAAAGGAACCTAAGCATGGCTGCTTCAACGCTTGGGACGGTTCTTCCCTTCGGTCTCCGACAGGTCAAGATCATTCCCCTGGATAACACCGGCGCTACGGTGCCGGCAAGTTCGCTGCTTCTTCCCGCATCTCGAACCTTCAGCTTCAAGGAGACCGAGGACTTCACCACGCTCGAGGGTGACGATCACACCGTCGCTTCTCATGGTGCTGGCCCCGTGGTCGAATGGGACCTCGAAGGTGGTGGTATCGACCTGAAGCTCTGGAAGCTCCTCTCGGGCGGAACGATCGTCGAGGCCGGAACCACTCCGAACCAGATCCGGACCTACACGAAGCTCACGAGCGATGCTCGCCCGTACTTCCAGGTCGAGGGTCGATCGATCAGCGACTCGGGTGGTGACTACCACCAGGTCGTCTACCGTTGCAAGGCCGATGGTGACCTCGAAGCCGATCAGTCCAACGGCGACTTCCTGCTCACCAAGTGCTCGGGTCACGGCTTCGGCAACCTCACCGATGGCAAGCTGTACGACTTCGTGCAGAACGAGTCTGCGGTCGCCCTGGTCGCTGGGTCGTAACATCATTCTTGCGGGGCGGAGTTTGTCGCTGCGGTGATGGGGGCATCTTCGGGAATCGGCCCTCCGCCTCGCAAGAACATGACACGGCATCGGGGTTATTGCGGGATGTGATTCACGCATCATACCCTTGAGGGGTATTGCGTGACATCGCAACGTGCAATGCCATGATGACTTGCTCATCAGACAAACTAAACATCCAACAGACCTCATGGAAGGCATGGAAATGGGAACTGGAAATACCCCCAGCAGTAAAGACATCAAGCAGGCCGAGCAGCGACGCATCTCGCAGATCGGTGATTTCAAGGCACGCATTGGCGGCCTTCTCGACCTGCCATCTGGCGCCACCGTGCGGGTTCACAATCCCGGTGGTATGCAGGCCTTCATGGACTCCAAGGCCATTCCCAACTCGCTCATGCCCATCATTCAGAAGGCACTCAAGTCCGGTCAGCCCATGACTGCTGCTGAGGTCGTGAGTGAAGATGGCAATCTCGACCCCGCGCTTCTCGAAGACATGATGAAGCTCATGGATGGCATCATCCTCAAGACGGTGGTCGAACCCCGAGTTCACAAGGCACTGACCGAGGCAGACCTCGAGAAGTGGAATGCCGATCCCGCCCACGCTGACGATCAGCTCGATGACATTGAAGAGCTGCGATCAGCTCTCGATGAAATTGATCCCAAGCTCTACGTGGATGAATTCCCCCTCGACGACAAGCAGTTTATCTTCCAGTGGGTTGCCGGAGGTACCCGCGACCTCGAGGAGTTTCTGCAGGAGCAACGAGAAAATGTGGGCGCTGTTTCTGCAATCACGGGGAACAAATCTTCCACCAAGTAGTATTTTTGGCCTCACCGCGGGAAGCTATGAGGCATACTGTTTCGACCAAGCGATCTGGTACTTCGGTTCCACGATCGAGGCTGAGATGGAAAAAGCTTCAATGCCTAAGCGCCGCGGTAAGGGTTCATCAGATGACACCGAACTCAAGCGAAGGCAAGTCCTGAATAAGTACATGAAGGGGCCTGACGCTCCGGGTCAGTACGCTGATCCCGCGGCTTTCTTCAAAGGGTTCTGAGGAGAGGTGAATGTCTGATACGCTTGGTACGATCAAGGGCCAGTTGGTCCTCGACGTCAAGCAGGCGTTGAATGCATACACCACTGCCCGCCAGGCCCACATCTCGACGGTTACCGCCCTACAGACTGGTGCTGGTGCCGCGATTGGTGCAGGAGTCGTCCTCGCTGGTGTAGGAACGGCTATCGCTGGCGGATTCCTTGCCGCGGTCAATGCTGCCGCCCAGTTCGACAAGACGATGGCATTCGCGGCTGCCATCTCGGACTATACGGCGGATCAGCTCAAGGCAGTCAAGGCTGAGGCAATCGACCTCGGTAACAAGACTGTTTACTCGAACCAGCAAGTCGCAGACAGCTTTGTTGAGCTTGCTAAGGCTGGTGTTTCTGCTGAAGACATCGTCAATGGTGTTGGTCAAGCTGTAGTTTACCTGGGTGCGGCTTCCGATCTACCTCTCGATACTGCAGCAAACATCATGACTGCTGCACTTGCTACCTTCGGGTTGGGCGCGGATCATGCAGTTGATGTGGCGAATAAGCTCCAGGGTGCCGCCAACGCATCGACGATCGATGTTCAGGACTTGGGTACCTCACTCAAGTATGCTGGTGGAACTGCTGCAGCTTTGGGTGTCCCGTTCGATCAATTGAACGTTACTCTGGCTGAACTGGGTAAAGCCGGTATTCGAGGGTCAACTGCTGGTACTTCACTTCGACAGATCCTTGTCTCCCTTGGTGGTTCTAGTGACAAGGCTAAGGAATCGCTCAGGCAGCTCGGTATTATCACTGCGGATGGTACCAACCGATTCTTCGATGCTCAGGGTGCGCTGAAGCCTCTTCCTCAGGTGTTCGACATCCTCAAGCAGTCGGTTGCCGGACTCAACAAGGAACAACAGCTTTCTGCGCTGCGATCCATCTTCCAGCAGCGGTCGTTGAGCTCGGTCTTCACCCTGCTCAATGGTGGTTCTGAACTCTACAACCAGTTCGCAGATGCCATTGGCAACACTACTGCAATCGATATCGCCAACAAGCGACTCGACAACCTTTCCGGATCGATTGAGATTCTCAAGGGTAACTTCGAATCTGCTCAGGTTGTGATCGGTGAGAACTTCCAGGGTATTGCCACTATGGTCGTTCGAGCGGTAACCGCAATGCTTCAGGCCTTCGTGGCTCTGCCCGGTCCCGTTCAAGTTGTACTTACCGCACTCAGCGGCTTCATGGGCCTCCTGCTCATCCTGGTGGGTGTGGGAGGTATTTTCGCGGGATCAGTTCTGAATATCATAGCGTTGTATCTTCGGTTGAAAGATGCTGCGATTGTTCTCACTGGTATCACGAACGCACTTTCTCGAGCTCAAGCGGCACTCAACTTCATCATGGCTGCCAACCCATTTGCCAAGGTCATTGCGATCATTGGTATTCTAGTAGCCGCGTTTGCCATTCTTTACAATACCAATAAGCAATTCCATGATGCAGTTCAGTCATTGTTTGCTCAGCTTGGTCCACTCATCCAGCAGGTAGTTCCCTTTGTTCAGGGACTTCTCAACGCCTTTGTTGGATTTGCTCAGCAGGGTCTTGGGGCAGTTGTCGGAGTTCTGCCGACTGTGCTTGGATTTTTGTCGCAGCTTGTGAGCGTACTTGGGGGAGCCCTGGGGAGCGTTCTAAGCGCCGTACTTCCGCCGATCTTGCAGTTGGTCGGTATTCTTGTGGCGGGATTCATGCCGGTTCTTCAGGCCATCATCCCTCTTATCTCGACTGTTGGTCAGATTATCTCTGCGGCCTTCGGTGGAAACATCGCCGCCCTGCCTGGACTCATCTCGACATTCATCCAGCAGTTTACTGCGGTCATCGGAGCAATTGCCACCTCATTGATCCCGGCTATCATTCAGGTCATTACTCAGGTTCTGGTGGCATTGATTGGTATCTTGCCGGCAGTTATTACTGCGGGGATCCAGTTGTTTACTGGGTTGGTGACTGCGGTTTCTCAGGTACTTCCCCAGATCGTTGGTGCAATTTCCACACTGGTGGGACAGTTGATTGCCACTCTGATTGGCATGATTCCGACACTGATTACCACCTTCATTGGTCTTATCACTGGGATCATTAGCGCCCTGACAACTTTGCTTCCAGTCCTTATTCAGGCTGGTATCCAATTGTTTACTGGGCTCATCACTGCGGTTGTCACGATCATCCCTCAGTTGATCACCGCAGTTGTTCAATTGATTCCGGTACTTATCCAGGCAATTGTCTCGTTGATTCCTCTACTGATTACTGCGGCTATCCAGCTGTTCTTGGGACTCTTGACTGGTCTTCTGCAGGCTTTGCCCCAGTTGATTACAGCAGTTGTCAATGGCTTGGTACAGATTTTAACCGCCATTGTCAATGCGATCCCTCAGTTGATCCAGGCTGCGATCCAGTTGTTCTTGGGATTGTTGATTGGTCTCGTTCAGGCGATTCCTCAGGTCATCGTGGCACTGGTGAATGCCATACCTCAGATCATTACTGCGCTCGTAAGTGCGTTGCCTCAGTTGATCAGTGGAGCCATTCAGCTGTTCCTTGGTATCCTTACCGGTCTCATCAGCGCAATCCCTCAGATCATCGACGCGCTAATCAAGGCAGGACCCCAGATTGTCAATGCTCTTATTGCTGCTGGACCTCAATTCGTCGACGCTGGTAAGCAGCTAATCAAGGGTCTGATCAACGGCTTCGGAGCTATGGGTGGTGCTCTCCTTGACGCAGTCAAGAAGCTGGCTAACTCGGCTATCGATGGGTTCAAGAAGCTCTTCGGTATCCATTCTCCGTCAACAGTTTTTGCTGCCATGGGTATCAACCTTGTGCAAGGTCTTGTCAACGGGATCAGGGGTATGCAACGTCAGGCTGTACAAAGTGTTACTGCTCTAGCCAATGCGGTCAATGGGGTGCCACTGACTCTTGCTCCTTTGACTGGGTCTGTTAGCGCAGCATCTGACCTGCAGTCTCAACTTGCCAACGCCCAATCGGCTGCCGCTCAGATCGGTGTGGAATCGGCTACTACCATTTCGCTTGAGAACCTTCGAGATGTTATCGATGAGATTCAGCCGAACGTTACTAACATCGATGTTGATGTCCATAACCCCGTGGCAGAACCCGCCTCGGCTTCGCTCCCTGGTGCAATTCGCCAGGCCGTCTTCATTGCAGGTGACTGATGACTAACACTACTGACACCTATTGGGATGTCGATGGAGTGAGTCTTCAAACATTCGCTCAGAACATCGAGACGTTGGGTAGTCGTGATGTTCCGCCTAAGTATCGGGGCGACGACATTACTATCCCTTACATGGAAGGTCAGCTTTGGGTTCCAAAAGTACCCGATAGCCGAATCATTCCGCTTGGGATGTGGGTTAGAGGGGCAAACTCTGACGACTCTGTCGATCGTGATGCTCGACGTATCTACGATGACAACTGGCGAAATCTTCAGCGACTGTTGTTTACTCCTGGCCGACAGTTTACACTGACAAAACGGTTCTGGTATAACGGTACCCTCCACACCGCAAGTGCAAAGGCCGAGTTCAACGATGGCTTGGATCCCACCATGAGTGGTCGTACTCTGAGCAAGTTCACAGTGAGTTTGAAACTGGCCGATCCCTGGTTCTATGAAACGACGCTACAGACAGTGACGCTGGTGAATGGTGACCAGAATGTCACGGTTGCGGGAGACGTTCCTACTAGGAATATCATTGCCTCTATCAACGGCGTACGCACCAATCCGCGAATCTTGAACCGGACTACTGGGGCTCAGTTCACATTTGCAGGTAGTTTGCTTGCTGGTGATACTTTTTCCGCAGATGTCAAGGCATACCGGGCCACTAAGACTCCAAGTGGTGGTTCTGCTGGGAAGGTCAATGGATCAATGATCCACTCTGGTGATCCTCAGTGGTTGAATTTGATCCCAGGAGTCAATGTCATGAACCTGAGCTCTGACGGAACTGAGCTTGGGATTACCCAGCTTCAAATCCGAGGAGCATACCTCTAATGGCAAACGAAGGCATCGAACTCGAGGTCTACGGACATGATGATCCGTTCACCAAGCTCGACACCCTGCGTGGTCGTCAGAAGCCCACCTTCCTCGATGAAATCGGAGGTAATGGTGGTGGTAACTTCCTTCTCTCGAAGAGGGACCCGCAGTATGCTGAAGATCCAACTCTCGTCGACTACCGCAACTCGATTCTCTACAAGGTTAATGGTCTTCCGGTTGGCCGGATCATCATCACCAAGCAGGATGACACCATCATCGGTGAAGGTGAGAGTAAAGATGAGGCCGTCCAGGTCACCGGAGAAGGACCCCTTGTTTGGTTCGAAGATGCTGCAGTCCAGCCCTATGGCGGCTTGAAACTTCATAGTCCAGACAACCGAGTGTTCAGCTTCGCGAGTGAACGCGGTGATTGGTACACTCCTCATGAGGCTGACTGGATCAACCCTTATGACTGGGGTGTCATTCACTCCTGGCCAGTTCTGGGTGATAGCCCGAGTGGGTGGCCTCAGCAGGCAGACAACACTGATGTTCCTGCTCACTGGATTTGGGGCGTCCCGGTTGTCGACCCCGCGCCGGCAGGTAATTGCTACTTCCGGTATGAGTTCACGACAACTGTCGAAGCGACATATATTTTCTATGCTGCTGGCGACAATGCTCTCTTTTTGTACGTCGATGGTGCTCAGGTAGCTCAAACTCAAACGGGTAAGAGTGCCTATGATTCTACCACCAAGGTGACCATGATTCTGCCTCCTGGCGACCATGTCGTTGCTGCGATGGTTGAGAATTATGAGCAGGCTGCAAACAACCCGGCTGGCTTGGTACTGGCAGCATTCACCACCGATGGTAGTACCGAGACCCTGCAGTTCAAGACTGGCGATGCAGGCTGGAAAGTCAATGCCTACCCCAGTTACCAGCTCGGATGGAACCCCGGCGAGGTCATTCTTACTCTGCTTGCTGAAGCCGAAGATCGCGGAGTTCGATTCCCGACCTGGTTGACTCCTACGTTCACAACTACTCACGACAGCAATGGGAACACTTGGGATCAGGTCTATGAGTGGTCGTTCGGCATTGGTGAAGGTTACGACTCGGTCATCAGCAAGATGGGTGACATCACACTGGAAATCTGGGTTGAACCAGATACCCTGAACTTGAACATCGCCCCTGCTCGTGGTGAAGATCGCACAGTTGACCCCGGTGCCGTTGTCTTTGAGCGAGGCAAGAACTTGCTCAGCGCCAAGTCGGCTGGTGTGGGAAAGGTTAAGAACGCGCTTGTCTTCAAGACTGCTGATGGATACCTTCTTGAAGATAACACCGACGATGCCTCGATCACTGTTTACGGTACTCTCGAGGGTGCGGTTTCTGCCGATGTTCCTCAAGCAAATGCCGAGGCACTCGCGACTGTGATCTTCAGTCACAAAGCAACTCCTGAAGAAGCAGCAACTTACACGATCGTTGATACTGACGATACTCCTTGGGATTCTTTTGGCCCGGGTGACATGGTGCTTGCTCCAGATAAGAAACTGCTCTCGGTTGACCGACGAGTCATGTCCATCTCATTGAGCGAGGCAGATGGCAATGGTAAGCCATTGTACGCTCTCGAGTTCGATACAATTTTCCAAAGCAACGACATCATCCTGAACAAGATTCTTCAGAAGACTAGCGGTGGATCAACTGGGGCAACCCTTGCTTCAACCGATAATCTTTCATCTTCTGGTGCTCCGATTGTCATCGGTGGGAGTGGCAATACTCGAAAGATTCCAAAGTTCCCAACTGGGCTCAACGCCAGTTCCGCGGGGTATTGGACTGCTGATGGTGTTACCCCCTATGCACAAGTGCACCTGACCTGGGATGCAGTCACTCAGAACACCGACTTGACTGCAACTGTGCCCGCCTTCTATGAGGTGTGGGGTCGACCTACCGCCAATGCCGACGATGCTTACCAGTTGTTTAGCCAGGTGACTTCAAACGAAGTATACATCCAGCCTTTCCAGCCCGCTTCAGAGTGGACTTTTGAGGTCCGGGCTATGAATGACGCAGATACTCCTTCAGCATTCTCAGCTACTGTCGATCACACGATGGCGGGCCCAACCGCTGCAATGGATGCTCCTGACACCCCCACGCTTAGTAGTAGTCTTGGACTTCTAACTGTCACATGGGATGGTAAACTCAATGGAAACGATCCTCCGCCGCAGTTCCGTTACGTCTACGCACAAGTCAAGCCGCATTCCTCGGGGACTTACCAAAGGATGGGCCCTGCTCTTACTCGTGATGGGCGTAACATCACTATTGCTGGCCTCGTTATTGGTACTTCCTACGATGTCAAGCTGGTAGCAGTCGACGGCTCCGGAATCGCCTCAGCCGCTTCCACAAGTGCGACCATATCAATCATCGGAATTGATCTGGGAGACCTCGACGCAGCCGTTACGGATGCAATCGATGCGGCTCATGATGCAGCTATCGACGCAAAGCAATCGACCAATCTTCTCTTTGACGGGTCGTTCGAGGATTCCCCCCTCATCTACTGGGCTCTCAGTGCTGGTACAGTTCAAGAAACAGCTCACCCTCGGTCTGGTACTCACAATCTGAAACTTACGACCAATGGCACAGTACGTGAAGCTGCAACTTACGCTGAGTCCATCCCCTGCCAGCCCGGCGACCAGTTTTACTTTGGTATCTATGTCAAGCCGGCATCAGCAACCTGGAGTAACCAAAACATTGGATTCCTTGTTCATCGAGGGGACGATGCTACGGTTAGCGATGGGACTGACACTGTATCCCTTTCTCTTCAGTTGGACCCTAGTAACTACCTGATCTTCGAGTCATCTTGGGTAGCACCTGCGGATACTTACTACTTCAAGCCTGAGCTTGAGTTGATCGATGTTACAAGTCCAAGTGGAACAATTTACTACGTCGATGATGTTCGTATTCTTCTGATGGTGGGAGAAACGCTCATCATTGACGGCTCCATTGTTACCAACAAGCTTGCTGCAGACTCAGTTACCGCTGGTAAGGTTGCTGCAGATGCGATCGCGGCCGAAAACATCCAGGCTGGAGCTATCGTTGCCGGCAAGCTCGCAGTTGGAGCAGTAACAGCTGCAACAGTTGCGGCAGGAGCCATTTCGACCAATGCCCTGGCTGCCGGTTCTGTAACCGTCGATAAGATTGCCGCGGGTGTGGGAGGACAACTTGACCTCACCGGTAACTCAATCATTCTGGAGGTTACTTCAGATATCGATGGTGTGGCAAGTGACCTCGATGCAACCGCAGGTAATCTAGCTGACATGCAAACCTACTACTCGTTCAGCCCAAGTGGTGCGGTAATTTCCACACCGAGTTCGCCATTCGCGGTCTCTATCCAGAATGATAAGATCGCCATGCTCGAGAATGGCAACGTGGTTTCTTACTGGAACTCAGGCACAATGTACGTCAATCAGTTGGTGGCGACAATCCTTAACCTTGGTAATCACCAGGTGGAAAAGTACGGAACAACCGATAGTGTAGTGAAGGCGCTCTCCTAATGGCTACTGACCGGCTCGTAGTAGGAACCTCGAGTCCTACAACCTCGATCTACCTCCAGGCAGACGAGATTGCAATCGACGTTCCCAATAACCGGTCGTTGGTGAGAGCTTACTTCCGTCAAACTACTGCTGCTACCAGTTACTATAACTGGCATGATGCAAGTGTCTCGGGATCAACCGAAGGTACTGGCTATGGTTTTTCTGGGGCCAGCGCCGACTTTAGCTCAGGTGGTAGTGGTTGGGGTACTGTTGGCCCTTACGATGTTTGGGTTACTCACAATTCCGATGGTACTAAGAGTACTGCGCTTGGGCTTTCGGCCAACTACCCTCACGCTTCGGGCCATGGGGGTTCCGCTAGTACTTCACTTGGTCTTTCGACCATTCCTCGAGCTTCTACCCCGACGTTCTCTCCGAATCCTTGTGATGCGGGTACTCTGGTCACGATCACTACAAACCGTGCAGATTCTTCGTTCACTCATGATCTGACCTATTCCATTGGGGCAATTTCAGGGGCCGCTCTGGCAACTGGAGTCGGAGCAAGTACCACCTGGACCATTCCGCTCTCACTGCTGAATCAAATCCCAAACAGCCTTACTGGTGCAATTACCATCCACACCGTAACCAAGGACGGGTCTGGGAATGTTATCGGTTCAACCGATACTACCTTGACGATGAGCGTTCCGACTTCGGTTGTGCCTACGCTAACTGGTATCACCAATGTCGATTCTGTCTCGGCAGTGGCTACCGCAGTTGGTAAATATGTCCAGTCACTGAGCAAGCCGACACTTACTATCGTTGGTGCTGCCGGGGCATATTCATCGACTATCACTGGATATGCAGTCACGATGGGGGGACAGTCCCTCAGCGGCTCCTCAGCATCCTTGGGCACTCTCCCTGCAGCATTGGCAGTATCGGGTGGCAGTATTCCGATCGTTGCTACGGTTACCGACAGTCGAGGTCGAACCGCTTCTTTGACGGTCAATGTTGTTGTACTGGCTTATGCTCCTCCAGCAATCACTGCCATTACTGGACAACGCGCTCTTTCTTCGGGTACTGCCGATGACAATGGAACTTACATCCGCGCGAACATCAACGCAGCAGTTTCTTCGCTCATCAATGGTACCGAGAAAAATGATCTGACCTACAAGATCTGGACTCGAGACCACAATGTCGGTGGCGCATTCACGCTAAAGACTACCGTCGACACTCATGGAATTACCTTCAACAGCTATGGTTTGGTAAGTCCTTACGCGGTTACCAACTCGTGGGATGTTTTGGTCGAGGTTATTGACCTCTTCAGTACTTCGGCGGTTCAATTCACCATAACCACTGCTTCCATCTTTATGCATTGGAACAGCTCAACAGGTGTGGGAATTGGTAAATACCGCGAGCATGGTATGCTCGATGTTCTCGGGAAAATCTTCCACAACAACGGGCAAGAGCTTGGTATTCCGGCTACTAATGCTGAAATTGCTACGGGAACCGATAACATCAAGGTTGTAACCCCCGCTGGCTTGGCAAGTACAGTTGAGACTTTTACAGGGGTTGTAAGTTCAAGTTGGAGTAATGGTAAGCCTTCAGTAACTCTTGACGCAGGACAGACTGCAAGCGGTTCTGTAACTCCCTTCCTGCCTCCTAGGGGTGCTGATATTCAGCCTGGCGACAATGTTATTCTTAGCCGTATTGGTACTCTTTGGTACATTGAGCGTGCCTACGCATCGCAACCAGACTACATGCGCAAGGTTACACTGACCCTCCAGAACAGTTGGTATATCTACTCGGATGCCATGCCTGGTGACCAGTCTCAGGCATTCGGAGATGGTAGTGCTCCACAAGGGGGCACTGGAGTCACCGCGGCAAGCACCGGTGTAGTCTATGCCACTAAGACGAGCACCCACATCGTTCACGTTGAGGGGCTTCTGCAGCGCGCCTCTACTCCAGCAGCAGGTTCTGTCATTACCCAGCTTCCCGTTGGGTTCCGGCCCACTAGGAAGCAGCTATTTACAGTTATCTCTAATGGTAATGCTTGGGGTACTGTAGAGGTAACTCCAGATGGAAACATTCGCTTTATCGGTGTGAGCAGCAGCACTGGGTTCTTCTCACTCAACAACATTCGGTTCAGGGCATCGACTAGTCCCTACACGTTCGTACCATTCGTGTTCACTGGTTTCCCCTGGGCTGAGGCGACTGCTCAGCTCTACGCTGGGGAGCCAGCCACTTACTACGGAAGCGCCGGTGTCGCCACCCCTGGATACACAATGGATGAAGAAGGCGTTGTGCTATTCGAGGGTGTTGTCACTCCGACATCTAACCAGGCAGCTAACTCCAACATCACACAGCTCACAGTGTTCCCAGCTCTTCTCACAACTCACAATCAACAGTGGGCTAGTGCGCGGCAGACTTTCACAAGATATGGAGCATCTGCCGGTGCTGCTGGTTCTGGCAACTATGTCAACTGCGGGATTGCTACCAACACGGGCGAGTTCGTTGGTCTGAGTCAAATGGTCGTCGTGATGCCAAGCGGTACTACTGGCGTGACCCAGCCGATCAATTTCCCGAACCCCACCGCATTCTTCAACTCGTGGGCCGCTTATGCGTCAACTTACCAGCAGCCCGGATTCGGACGCAGCAAAGATGGGGTTGTCTATGCTCGCGGTCTATGGAATGGTGGAACAATTGCAGCATCTATGAGTGAGCTGCCCCGAAACTGGCGACCGCGATACCAGGCGCTCTTCGCAACCGTGTCGAATGCAGCTATCGCTCGAATCGACATCGGCGCTGCACTTGTCAATAATGGTGGTCTGTCAGGGGCTGTCCTTCCGGCCTCTGGTTCTAATCTATGGTACTCACTAGACGGCGTATCCTGGCCAGCTGATCTTCAGGCGGTGAACTAGATGGTAATCAGAAAAACTCACCAAGTTCAAGACCAGGACCCGCCTTTGGGGATGGTTGTACAAAATGCTGACGCTTTCACCGTAGACGACATCGTAATACAGCCAGGTGATGTACCCATGAAGCAAGTGAGTAACAGTAATGGAATCATTGTTGCAATCTTGTCTGAAGAGGACTTTGATAGCCAATTCATCACTGGGCCATAATCGAATGAGTCATGCCGTCAGTGCGCCTTCAGAGAGCTCCGTAATCGCTCAATAGGGGCATGCTCGACTGATTGCTCAATCGCGTTATTGGGCGATACACAACAACTCACCCCCGGTAGGCCAATTAACTTCAGCCTGTGCCGGGGGTGAGAAGTGTTAGGTCGGCGACTTACTCGTCGTCGTCCGAGTCGTCCTCGTCGTCTTCGATGACCTCGTCATCGTCCTCGTCGGACTCCTCGGCTTCGGCCTCCTTCTTGGCGGCGCGGTCGGCAGCCTTCTTCGCCTTCAGCGCGTCGAGCTTCTCCTTCTTGTCCGCGTCGAGCTCGCCGGCGTTGTAGGCCTCGATGATCGCCTCGACCTCGGGGTCCTCCGGGCCTTCGAAGACCCAGCGGTCGCGGTTGCCGGCGACGATCTCGCGGTCGAGTCGGCCGTCACGGGCCATCTTGCGGAGGAGAACTCGCAGGTCACGCGGCTTGACGACCTTACCGGTCTCGACCTTGATGAGCTCCGCGACATCGGCGACACCGAAGACGGACTCGGCCTCCGTGGCCTCGACCTTGGGTGCCGGCTTCGCAGCGGGCTTGGCGGCCTTCTTGGCCGCGGGCTTGGTGGTTGCCATCTCGGCTACCTCTTTCTCGTAGTTGTTTTCACTTCGGTTGCTCGGTGAGCATGCAAGACCTACCTTATAAGCCCTCAGGTATGCTTGTCAAGGCATATAGGTATTTGCCCCGGTGCCCGCGTTGATATATGATTGAGGTATCTAATCACACGACATTCTCAAGGAGTTTCATGGGCGGCCGATATCTTCTCATCGAGTTCGATGATGAAGCCTCTGCATCTCGCTTGCGCGCACAAATTGATAGCGCCACTCTAAAGGGTCGTCCGTTCCGAGTAGTAGGTCTATTCGCCAAGCCCGGCCCCCGATTCTGCAGGTGTGGAACATGGACCACTTCACGAGGTCAAGTTTCTACCTTGAAGTTCGGGGCTAAGTTTGGATGGCAGGTATGTACAACCTGTAAACGCCCCGCACCCATCATCAGTTTCTTGAGGAATTTGCTGAAGCCCGAAGACGTGATCCAGCCTCAGACTCATGACACTCTTGATGGTAAGATGAAGTTGCAATTCTTCCCCCTCGGCCTAAGTGCCCCTACTCGGAGAGTCTAGTGCAAACTTTCTTGCCCTACAAGTCTTTCGTTTCATCGGCGAAAGTTCTTGATCGACAACGACTTGGTAAACAACGAGTCGAATGCCTGCAAATCATGACCGCTCTGGTCGATAAGACAGGCTGGGTAAATCACCCTGCGACCAACATGTGGCGAGGGTATGAATGGGCACTCCTCAGTTATGCCATGGTTATCATTGAGGAATGGATCCGGAGAGGGTACAAGGATAATTGCGCCGATCGAATCCAAGAAGTCTACGATCGCGGCGTTCGAGAAGGCATCATCATTTCCACACCCCGAGTTCCGCCTTGGTTAGGTCTCAAGAAGTTCCATTCAGCACATCGTGCCAACCTCCTTCGCAAGGACTGGATTTGGTATCACAAGTTCCATTGGAAGGAGAAGGCTGCATCTGTCGATGACGGATACTGGTGGCCAACACATCATGGGTATTGATCCAACTGATCCTGAGGGCTGGCACCAATGCCATTTCTGCGGTCAAGATGTTGACAAGGATGGGTATGAAGATTCTGCCCATACTAAGCGTCACTTCCTAAGCGATTGCCGACCCGACTTGGTCGAGCATGAGATTGGTCCGATCTGTACGTGGCCTCTCATCACCGAACCCGGGTATGAATACCTCAACGAGGAGCTTGGTCGACCCAACTGCTACGCTTACCAAGATTCGGATGGTAAGTGGACTGAAGAACACATTCACTTCTACCCCGATGGACCGATGTGACGTACTATAAGTTCAAGAAGAAACCATACAAGCACCAGGTCGCTGCCCTCAAAGACCTACTTGCTAGAGGTTGGGGTGGTGCCCTCCTTATGGAACCTCGAACAGGTAAGACCAAGGTAGTTTGCGATTACATTGGCGTGTTGCATCTCGCCAAGGGAGTCAATCGGGTCTTGCTCATCATGCCGGTCGTTGCTATCGAGGTGTGGAAGAGGGAACTGAGAGAAAACCTCCCATTCAAGTTTCGGATGACAGTTTGGGATAAGACTGGACGTAAGGAAGTTGATCTTCCTAAGTTTGGGTCTGACATCCTAGACATCGTAATCGTGAACTACGACGCCTTCGCTCAGCCTGGTACCATGATTACCAATCGCAAGGGTGAGCGAGTTCGATCGAAGAGTCGTGGTGGACGATTCGACATGAAGAAGAAGTTCAGGCTCTGGCAACCTCAGTTGATTGTCCTCGACGAGTCACACCGTATCAAGTCGCCTTCCGCAAAGAAATCCACTGCCATGCATTCACTGGCAAAACTTCCTGAATACAAAGTCATCATGACTGGTACAGTGGTAACAAAGAGTAAAAAGCTCTACGATGTGTACAGCCAGTGGTTGTTCCTCAATCCTGAGCGTTTCAAGGGTATGACCTTCGCCCAGTTCAAATCTCGCTATGGTCGCTGGGTTGAGATGAATCACTACGCTTTGTGGAAAGGCTCACGTAATACTGAAGAGCTGCATACGCTCATGCACATGGATTCCTTCAGCATCACTCGGGAAGAGTGCTATGATCTACCAAAGATGACGCCCCAGATCATCCCAGTTGCTTTGGAATACAACGAATCTGGTCGTATCTACGATGAGATGGCTGAGGATATGGTCGCTCGAATTGAGTCTGGTGAGATTACTGAGGCTACAATTAGATTGGTCCAGGGCCTTCGACTTCGACAGATTACTTCTGGTATCACCAAAACTAGCCCCACACCTGAGTATCCTAAGGGTCGACTCATGGTAATCGGGAGCGAGAAGTTGCGGGCGATTGAGGAACGACTTGAGGACCTCATGGAAGCTGATGAGAAGGTAGTCATTGGTGCACTCTGGCGAGGGGACATTGCTCGTCTTGAGGCTGTCGGCAAGAAACTCAAGGTCCCCACCTTTAGTATTCATGGTGGTGTCAAGCAACGCGATCGTGGTAGGATTCCAGAAGAGTTCAAGAAAGTCTCTGGTGGAGCTATTGTCATCGGTCAACCTCAGGCGGCAAGTGAGGCAATCGACCTATCAGCTGCATCCATCATGCAGTGGTACAGTTTGCCTCAATCATGGGTTCAATTCAAACAGATGTCGGACCGCATCGCTCTAAGCGACAAACCCACGTTCCATGAGTTTTATCTAGCCCAAGGTACCATCGACTTCATGGCCTATCAAACGCTAATGGAGGATGGGGACATTGGAAAGAAGATGATTCAATCCCCAGAACGACTTCTTAGGTTGGGGCAGTCATTCGACGACGCGGATGATTGGGATTGAGTTCATTGACGCCCGAACGCGGCATCATATATAGTCAAATGACAAACCTCAATTGAAAGGGCTTAGATGCTCATCGTAGAAGGACCGGATGGTGCCGGTAAAACAACGCTGATTCAGGCTCTGCAACATGAGCTCGGGCTTCCCATTGCACCGCGAGTGGTCAGCAAGGATGCTGAAGCCATGGTGGATTTGCCCGCATGGGTTGAAATGAACCTCTCTGAGGGCTTTCAGCATAGGATCTTCGATCGACACCGGCTAATCAGCGAGCCTGTCTATGGCCCAATCCTTCGTCACGATCAAGAAGCCGGCTTTGACGACATCGAGACGATGCAGAGGTGGATGTTCAAGTTCTACAACTTGCAGCCAATCATCATCTACTGCATTCCGCCGCTGGATACCGTACTGAAGAACATCGCGGGCGACATCGAAAATCAGGTGGTGTGGGATCACATTCGGGGTATCTACTCTGCATATGTGGCTCGAGCTGCGATCGACTGCCGCGCTGGTCGTAATGTCTTCATCTACGACTACACCCAAGACAACACCCATAACCTCATCTCAATCGTGAAAGGTATCCTGAACCGTGTCATCTAACTTCGACGATGTCGGTGAATTCCACCGCAAGTTTGGGCTACCTCGAGTCAAGCCATTCGAGATGCCTCATCCAACAAATCTTCACATGGACCCCGCAGTAATGGACTTCAGGTTCAAGTTCCTGCAGGAGGAACTCAAGGAATTCAAAGAAGGCATGGAAGCTGAGGACATCGTCGGAATGGCTGATGCTCTCATCGATCTGGTCTATGTGGCCATGGGTACAGCTCACATGTTGGGCTTGCCCTGGCAGGAGCTCTGGGACGATGTTCAACGGGCCAACATGTCTAAGGAACGGGCTGCCGAAGATGGAAGCAACAGCAAGCGGGGATCAGGTCTGGATGTAATCAAGCCTGAGGGTTGGCGGGGACCTCACGGTGCTTCGATTCTTAAGCGTCATGGATTTGACATATGAGACACTACACAGCACCAACAATGACTCAGCTCTATGATGACTTGACTACAAGTCTTATGGAGGGCACCGAAGACGAGCTCGACATCATCTCCTCGGTCGATGTGCAGATTCATGACATCGTTGCCGAAGCAGACTCAATGGATTGGGACTTCGACTTCAAATCAGCATGGCTCACGAAGTCTCGTTGGTCAATGATGGTACGTCAGTACATAGACCCAGAAGACTTGGAAGCATGGATCGGGCAAGTCACTAAGAAGATCGGGGTCAAGAACCGTGGAATTGCAGTCCTCAGAACAAAGCTCGTCAAGCCAAGAGGAGGTGCTGCTACAGGTCACACGAACAAGCAAACTCGGACCTGGGGAGCTTGCATGCTTAACATCAGCTATAAAGCCCTCCCTGTACCTCAAATTACGCTCTACTCTCGTACCAGTTATCTCGGGTACATCGGAGCCCTCGACCTCAGTGTAGCTTGGATGGTCGGGAAGTACCTTGCCAAGGAACTTGGCATGGATGTCAAGGACTTCAAGTTTGTCTGGGTCAACCAGGCGATCCAGTGGCACAACTTCAAGTCGCTAGCGTTCATGTTGAATCACACCGACAAGGCAAAGCGGAAAGCGTATCGCCGACTCCTCATGGAGCCATCGAAGGAACTTCGTGTGGATGAGAAACGTCGCATTCTCAACTCGCCGGCGATCAAGCTTTCACGTAAGTGGCTTCAGAAGATCATTCGAGAAGATGCAACTGGTCGTACCTATGGCGATCTGACTTATAACACATTCCGACGAATCATCCGACGATTCCACACCGAAGTCTTTGGGCTGGAGCACGCCAAGACATTCGAGGGTTGGTCTTATTACAAGACTGGGGATAAGGTTGGGCAGCAGAAGGAATATTTCAAGGCCTATGGTTTGCTCCCCAGCGTAAAGGTGGATACCCTTGATTTGTCGCCGATTGGTATGCCCATGAATCGTAAGTACGGTGAGGCATTCGTCGGGGGCGACGATGACGACTCCGATGACGATGACGAGTAATCGATCGAGTATCGAGTATTGGCAATCTTAGAGAAGCACTGAATCGATTAGGAGATAGACTTTGAAGTATTACGCGAATGTGCAGGATTTCCGCGACCTCTTTCGGCTGATGCGAGATGAGTTGTACAATACCCCTGCGATCGCACGAGGGGAGTGGCAATCGATCCATGATCCGAATGTTCCGAAGGTTCGGGAGATGCTCCATGTCGCCTTCGAGTATCAGATGCCTCGACGAGCCGACGATGCAGCATTCCTCACAGGTGCTCGGATGCCCTGGGCTGAAGATCACTTCCAGGAACGAGTAAGCGGGTTGCCCCTCAATCCTGCTCCCAGTGAGGCCTGGTGGCCATTTGCTTCC